ATGAGACCGGGAGTCGCTGCGGTCCGGTCCTGGAATACCGACGCTCTGCGAATCACCGCCGACCACCTCGACGTGCTCGTCGACACACTCGACGACCGCATGAAAGGTCTGCTCACCGAGCAAGATGTGCTCGCCGAGCGATGGTCCGGCGACGCCGCGCGTGCCGCCGCCGCGCGAGTGGTCCGCGAACGCTCATTGGGCAGCGCCATCGCCGAAGCCCTCCTGCAGATCGCGGAGGCGTACCGCACCGGCGCGTGGCTCGTCGAAAGCACCCGCCTGCACCTCCGGTCGGTCGTGGGCGGCGCCGAACAGTCCGGGTTCACCGTGCACGACGACGGCACCGTCAACCCCTCCGACCAGATCCACATCCTCTCGGCGATGCTGCCGAGCGAAGCCGTCGCAGAGACCCGCGTCCGCCTCGAACACGAAGCAACGGACCTGACCCACGCCGTCACCGGCGCTCTCGAACAAGCGTCGCGAGCCGCAACCGAAACAGCCGATCGCATCACCGCCGCCGTTGCGGTACTCGAAGCAGCCAGGGATGCCGCGGCGCCGGGGAAGGTCGTGCAGAACGAGAACGGTGAGTTCTCGTTCTGGCCTCCGGATTGGCCGGCCTCTATAGCGGGAGCCACTATCGGGTTGACCGCAGACTCGACGAAGGAGGGACTGAAGAGTGCTGCGACAGCGTCCGGGGACGACGTTGCCGGCCGTATTGCGTCTCGAATTGGGCCCGTGGGAGCAGCATTAGGAGTGATCCCCGCGATCTCGAACGACATCGAGACCGGAATGGACCCGGCCGAAGCAGTCGTTACCGAGAGTATTGGCGCTGCATTTGGATACAGGATCGGCTCCGGTTTGGGCAAACTTGTCGGAGGAGTGGCAGGGTGATTGATCGCACCGGGCGTGGGAACCGGCGTAGGTCTTGTTGCCGGGACCGTGCTCGGTGCCACGATTGGGCTGGGTGTCTCGAGAGGATTACAAGGACTATGGCGTTGAGCAATCTATTCAATTGGCGCTCAGCGCTCTTCAGGTCACGCATGATGAAGCCGGACAAGCCACCCGAAAATGCGTGTGCCATCCATTGGCCGTGGCCACAGCACTTTCATGTTGTGGCAATGTTGATCTCAGTACTCATGATTGCGCTGGTGCCTGTCTTCGCTGCACTCACGCTGCAACAGTGGACACAGGATGATGTCCTAGCCGCCGTCGGTTTCGCAGGAATCACGCTCGGACTCGCCCTATCGAGTCCGATCTGCTTCCACGAAGCGGGAATCCGTCATCTCGCCTTGTCCCGGCTGGTGGTTCATCACCATCATCCCGAGCACGGTGCTGGAATCCGGATACCGACACGTCGTTGGGGAATCTCGACTGTCGTCGGTACCGCACTCGCGCTCGGAACCTACAGTCTCGCTGCAGCGATCGCGGTTTCACATCGGTCCGGCGAAAGCCTTCTCCCACACGGTCGAACCGAGAGCGAGGGGCTTCCCTTCTTGATTGTTCTGGTATTCGTCTGCTTTGCGACGGCGGTGCTTCTTCTGGCCGTCCGATCGGACACGCGACTCGACATATATCGCGGGGGTATCCGGAGGCGGGTCTGTAGACGAGTTCTGACTCATGCGCAGGTGATCGATCACTTCATTCCCTGGAACGAGATCGAGCGTATCGAGGTCGGAGATCTCGGCGTCCGCTTGGGGTCCGCACAGTATCCGGTAGTCGACCTTTTCACCGTTTCACCGACGGCAGAAGACCTCCGGACCCGTCACGACGGAGTCAACAGGTTTGCGGTGATGGTTCATCAACTCGCTGTGGAGCCCAACACTCTGTTCACACTCATGAAACGTCTGGTAGAGAATCCGTGCGATCGTGGACTCCTCACGAAATCCGGTGCAGTCGACTTTTTGCGCCCTCCGCGGCTGCGGGAACGATTCCGCGCAGCACGCCAGCCGTCGCGTCAGCACGGGAACAGCCGGTAGGTACGCAACAGCAACATCGGGTTCGCAACGCGGCCAGTAACTGACGGCGTTGCGAACCCTCACTGCATGTTGCGTACCTCGATCCCCTGTCGCAGCAAGTGACGACCGGTTCGTCACCCCAGAGACAGCGCCGCCACGCCGTACACATTCAAAATGATTCAGGGAGTTGTAGTGACAGCCGGACACAACCGACCTTCTGGGACCGACTTTGCGAGAACGATTCCGGATGGCACGCCACCAGGAGGCGTCTCGATGAACGCTTCGATTCAGACGACTACAAGTATGCCTCACTCGGACGCCCCTGCCGTTCCTTCTCGGAACGGCGGGGGCGTCTGCGCATCCGGACAGCCGGGAGGTACGCAACAACAGTTCCGGGTTCGCAACACGGCCAGCAACTGCCGGCGTAGCGAACCTTCACGACGTGTTGCGTACCTCGGGTACGACCGATGCCCCGCTCGAAGTCGCCCGACGGTCCGCTCCGGCTCCGCGAGGGCGCCGTCTGCTATCGTCCCGACCCGGACGTATCGGGGGATTCTGTCGGGGGGCAGTCGTGACATTGCACGTAGATCCTGAAGCGCTGCGCACATTCGCAATCTTCGTGGCGGACACCGCCGACGCGATCGACGACTGGGACGTCGGCGAACCGTATGCCGTGTCGCAATCAGCACTTCCCGGAACAGAATTCACGGCCGTCTGCGCACGAGCCTTCACCGCCACCGATCAAGCACTCGGCAACGTGTGCAGTCGCCTGCGCGAGATCGTCGACATCACCGACGGCGCCGCGAACGACTACGTCGTCACAGAGACAGACTTCGTGGCTGCACTCTCGGCGATGGATCAGCACGGATGAGACCGGGAGTCGCTGCGGTCCGGTCCTGGAATACCGACGCTCTGCGAATCACCGCCGACCACCTCGACGTGCTCGTCGACACACTCGACGACCGCATGAAAGGTCTGCTCACCGAGCAAGATGTGCTCGCCGAGCGATGGTCCGGCGACGCCGCGCGTGCCGCCGCCGCGCGAGTGGTCCGCGAACGCTCGCTGGGCAGCGCCATCGCCGAAGCCCTCCTGCAGATCGCGGAGGCGTACCGCACCGGCGCGTGGCTCGTCGAAAGCACCCGCCTGCACCTCCGGTCGGTCGTGGGCGGCGCCGAACAGTCCGGGTTCACCGTGCACGACGACGGCACCGTCAACCCCTCCGACCAGATCCACATCCTCTCGGCGATACTGCCGAGCGAAGCCGTCGCAGAGACCCGCGTCCGCCTCGAACACGAAGCAACGGACCTGACCCACGCCGTCACCGGCGCTCTCGAACAAGCGTCGCGAGCCGCAACCGAAACAGCCGATCGCATCACCGCCGCCGTTGCGGTACTCGAAGCAGCCAGGGATGCCGCGGCGCCGGGGAAGGTCGTGCAGAACGAGAACGGCGAGTTCTCCTGGTGGCCTGACTGGGCAGCGACGACCGCAGCTTCGACTATCGGAATCATGGCCGATACCACCAAGGAAGGTCTGAAAGAAGCCGCCATCTCATCCGGTGACGATCTGGCCCGAAACATCAGCCGAGGAATGAACCCTGCCGCTATCGCTCTCGGTACGGTGCCCGCCATCGTCAACGACATCGAGTCGGGCATGGATCCCACCAAGGCGATCGTCACGGAATCCACGGCTTCGGCCTTGGGAGGCGTAGCAGCATGGGCAGGAGCAAAAGGGGGCGCCGCCCTCGGAACGATGATCGCTCCGGGTGTAGGCACGGCAGTGGGACTCGCCGTAGGCGCACTGGCGGGTGGATTGACCACTTATATTTCGTCGAAGGGCTTCCAAGCGCTCTGGGACTGACACATGACGAAACCCTCCATCAGCGCAACCAGTGCGGAGACACATGAGATGAGTTCGAAAATCGAGCCCCAAAGCTTCGGGACGTACCCTCGCAACGACCAGCGCCCCTACTGGCCACAAGCTTTCCGACCGGTGATCTTTCTGATGGCGGTCGCATTCGCATTGTCGGCAATGGTCATGATTACTCTCGCCATCCGAGCCGGAAATGCCCATCACGCACTGGAATTCACAGGTTACGTAGGTGGCCTGTCGATGATGGCACTGTTGTCGCTTACGGCACTTCGTGAATCGGGTTTCCGACACGTTCGACGGTCCTCGCGAATTCATCGGATACACGATCCACGACACGGGGACGGAATCATCGTTCCGATGCGCCGTGGTCTCACCGCTCCGGTGATGATCGTTCTGCTGGGGGGAGCTGTATACGGAGTTGCCGCCTCGGCCCTCTGGATCGTTGCCGGAAATACATCGCTCCTTCCCGAGGGACGGGACACTCCTCGAAACGCGCTCCTGGTCGCAGTTCTCGCCGCCGTTGCGCTCCTCCTGTCATCGATACTGCTTGCCATCCGGATCGAGATTGCGGTGAGGATCTTCCGGGAAGGAATCGAACGGCATACGCGTAGGAGAATATTCTTCAGCAACATAGAATTTCGGATCTTCCTTCCGTGGGCGGACATCACAAGTGTCGATGCCGAGATCAATGCCGACCTGGGTCGGCACCCCTTGATCGGTTTACGGACCACAGGTCCGATTCCTGAAGGCCAACGAACCCCTCATGACTCGGACGACAGGATTGCGGTGCTGGCGCATGCTCTGGCCGCGGAGCCCAACACTCTCGTACGACTACTACAGGACATGAAAGAGGATCCAGAGAAGCGCCCCGACGTCGAAAGGCCCGATTCCGCAGATCTTCTTCGTCCCCCACCGCTGCGCGAACGGTTCCGCACAGCACGCCGCCGGAAGGCATCTCGATGACCGCTTCGCTTCAGACGACGCTCTCCGACTACCTCGCAGCACGCGAAGTCGAACTGAGCCCCTGCGACCCGGACGACCCGCGGCATCCGCAACCGGAACTCCAGGCGCCGGAGGGTTGGATAGTTCTCCCTCGCGATGTCTTTCCGCATGCACATACGGTTCTCGTGGCTCCCGAGCACGTCGCGGACGATTGGGTGCCCAACGCCGTCCTCCTCCACTGCGCACTGTCGAAATGGCGGCCGACGGACGAACTGCTGGAGGTCGCGGCGCGTGAAGCTCGCGAACTGCCCGCGTGGAGGGAGACGCTCCGCGACACATCCGATTTCCGCGGGCACCGATCGGTGATCATCCAAGGCTCCTATCGAGTGGACGACGTCGAGTACACCGCCGTGACGCGATACCTCGTGATCGACCACGAGTACGACCGCTACCTGACGCAACTGACGGCAACCGCACGCTCCGACAGTCTCGGGTCGCTCGACGTTCACATTCACACAATCCACGAAAGTCTGATCATGCGGCAGGAGGGAAGGCTACATGAGTGACTATGCCGGAAACTCTTCTGTACAGCGCCAATTCGATCCTGTATGGCCACAACGCTTCCGGCCGTTCTTGTTTGCCCTCGGTGCCATTCCGGCCTGGCTCACCGTCACGGTGCTGGCCTGGGGCGCCGGTGAGGATCATTCGACCTCGATGATCGACTCCTTGTTCATCGCCGCAGTGGTCATGCTGCCCGCAGCACACATGTTCCACATGGCCGGATTCCAACGGATCGGATTGCACCCCGGGATCCGGCACTGTCACGACGACACCCATGGACGTGGAATCGAAATTCCCTATCAACGGTTGCTTTACGCGCACGCGGCCTTCTGGCTGTCCTTCTTCACTGTGATAGTGGCGATCGGCATCCGTTCAGCCGACGAGCGACGAGGGATGAACGAACTTTCCGACCCTCACCCTCCGGACGGTTCTTTCTGGATGTGGACGACCTTGGCCGTGGTCCTCGCGGGTGCCCTTCCGTTCCTGTTGCGGCCACGTGGAGGTCTGTACCTCTATACAGAAGGCATTCAGCGTCGCACGAGTTGGCTCTACCGTCGCGCAGTGTCGGATGTTTTCGTCCGGTGGGAGGACATCGAGCAGATCGTGCCCGACGTCTACACAGTGACGTCTCGTGGTGCGGAGATACACCATCCGCTCATGAGGTTCCGTGTTCCGGGATTCCGTGTGACACGTCCGCGCGTGCCTCACGACCAGCCGGGTGCCTTCACCGTGATGGCGTACGTTCTCGTCAGCGAACCCAACGCGCTGGTCGGACTCATCGACCGTCTCCATCGGTGTCCCGAAGATCGCCATCTCGTCACCACACCCGAGGCCCCAGAACTCCTCCGTCCCCTCCCTGTGCGTGAACGCTTACGTATCGCGCGGAAGATTCCGCGTCAACAGTGGGAATGGTGATGGGCACGCAACACCGGTGGTGGGTTCGCAACGCCGACAGTGACCGACCACGTTGCGAGCCTTCACCCCACGTTGCGTACCTCGGTCAGTTCCCGTTGTTCGGGCCGTGGACGCGGCGGTGCAGTGCTTCCATCCGCAGGTCCAGATCGCGCGCCGTTTCCGCGGCGAGGCGGAGTTCTTCGCGCAGTTCGTCCGGTACCTCGCGGTCGTGCTTGTAGTAGATCTTGTGTTCCAGGCTCGCCCAGAAGTCCATGGCGACCGTGCGGATCTGCAGTTCGACGTAGACGCGCTCGACCCGGTCGGACATGTACACCGGGATCTGGACGATCACGTGCACGCTGCTGTACCCGTTGGGCTTCGGGCGCGCGATGTAGTCCTCGATCTCGACGACCGTCACGTCGAGCTGGCTCGTGATCATGTCGATGATCCGGTAGACGTCCGACGTGAAGCTGCACGTGATGCGGATGCCTGCGATATCGCGGACGGCCTCGCGGATGCCGTCGAGCGAGGCGGGCGCACCCTTCCGTTCCGCCTTGGCGAGGATCGACTCGGGACTCTTCAACCGCGACTTCACGTGCTCGATCGGGTTGTACTCGCGGGCGTAGGTGAACTCCTCGCGCAGGATGTTGATCTTCGTCATCATCTCGTCGATGCCGAACTTGTACACCATGAGTGCGCGTCGCAGATCCTGCGCGAGATGCTCCACTGCGACCAGCGGTGCCTGCACGTCGTCCGGTGTCGGTAGTCCCGGTTCGGGTTCGCCCACCGTCGTCTTCACTCGATTCCTCCTCGATCACTTCCGGGATCGAGCCTGCCAGTCCGACCACGACAGGCGGTTCTGACCGCCCTGACCTGCAGTGATGCGAGACGGTCCACTCGAACAGGACTCCCGCCGATCGTCGATCGAGGCATCCGGACGCATCGAAGCCCAGTGCTTGCCCCAACCGAGTTCAGCGCTTACCCCGACCGAGTCGGTCGAGCACGACCGCCCGCAGCGAACGCGCTTCGATGCCGGCCTCGCGGCGGGGTCAAGCCCCTGGTAGTGGTGTAACTCGTTTTTGATCCTTCGTTGGTGGTCAGGCGGGTAGTTGCATCAGTTCATCGGTGCTCACCTCCGTCGCCTGGCTGGTGTCGGTGTTGGTGGTCAGGGTGAGCCGGCAGCGGCTGAGCACTTCTAGGCCGAGGTATCGGCGGCCTTCGGCCCATTCGTCGGTCTGCTCGGCCAGGACGGCGCCGATGAGGCGGACGATGGCATCCCGGTTGGGGAAGATGCCCACGACGTCGGTGCGGCGGCGGATCTCGCGGTTGAGCCGCTCGGTTATCCGGCCCTCAGGGATGAGATCAACCCTGATCTCACATCGAATCAGCGATCGAGACGCTGCAAGTGGTCGGTCAACGCCTCAGCGACACGATGATGCCGGGCAGCTTCATCGGGCCATCCACGGTCACGAGCATCGACCTCGAGAGCCTGGATGTCGGTGCGTTGCGCCTCGAGCGCGCCGCGGAACTCAGGTCCGGTGACGAAGTTGTCGCAGGTCTCGCAGATGTTGGCATAGGGACACGCACCCGCGCTCTCGTGACGGGAACAGTAACCGTGGGCAACACGCGTTTTGAGCATCTCACTGCCGAGCCAACTCACCGCGTCGGGGACGATCGGTTTGCCGACCGGAGTGAGCGTGAACCGCCGCCGCATCTTGCCCATCGCCTGGTCATAGGCATCCCGCAACGTCGGTGAAGCCAAAGTGGCGTAACGCAAAGTCATCTGCGGAGTGACATGCCCGAGCAACGCCATCAACGCCTGCAGGCTCATCCCGGCGTTGGCGAGTTCGGTGGCCCAAGTATGCCGCAGCTGATGCGGGGTCACCACCAACGGCGCACCCCCGGCCCCACGCAGTCCGCAAGCCTCGACGGCAGCGAGCAGACCGTTGCGCAGCCGGGTCTGGCTGAGACGGCGGCCGTGTGCGACGAACAGGAAATCGGTCAACTCTCCGGTGCGGGGATGCGGCAATGGCCGACAGATACCACGCCCGCCGGTCCACTCGTCCAACGCGGCGATAGTGGTCGCCGAGAGCGGGACCATGCGTTCGGTGGCGAGCTTGCCCAACGGAACCTTGAGCCAGGTCCCGGCCGGGCCGTAATCGATGACGCTGCCGAGCTCGAGATCCAGTAGCTCCCCGACCCGCAGACCGGCTCCGCGCAGCACCGTCAACCCGATACGAGCGAACGAATCATCCAGCTGGGAAACCGCATTCATCACCGCAGCATCGATGTCGGGCGGCAATGCCCGCGGAAGCGGTTGGTCGAGTTTCGGGACGTCGGCGGCGAAGACCAGACGGCGCGGTGGGGCCTGCTCCCAGCCCCATTCGGTGATGTCCTCGAGCAGGTTGCGCACGCTCAGTACCGTCGATTGGATCACGGCCTTGGAGATGATGCGCCCGGCCCCGGCAGCGGCGCGTTGCCCACGCCAGGTGCGGGTGCGATTCCAGACGAGGAAGCCCTCGATGTGACTGCGGTCGAGATCCTCGAGGGAGGTGACCTCGGGATGGTTGGTGGTGAGGTAGTCCGCGAACGGCAGCAGGTCGTTGATCAGCGATTCGGCCGATTTCGGGCGGAGCACCGATGCCCGGACGGTGACGTAACGCAACAGGGCCTCGCGGATCGGATCGGCCATCGGGGCGTCGGCGAAGCGTTGGGCGTAGGTGCGGGCCCACGGTCGGCGCCGTGGTGGGGTGTCGACGATGCGGGCCTGAAACAGCATTTGTCGCAGTCCCGCGATACGGTTGCGGTAGGCGCGTTTCGATGTATCCGGGATTGACTGTGTGGCAGCCAATGCGGCGTCGAACTCGCCGACGGTCTCGGCGCTCACACCGCTGACGGAACCGCCGTGCCAGGCGAGCAGCACCGCCAGGCACTCGCCGAGGACGGTCTCGACCCATTGCGGTGTCCACCCCAAAACCAGGCCGGCGGCCCGGACCGCGGCGAACCCGTCCGGGTCGCGGTCCTCGACGGCCCGGCCGAGTCCGGTGAGGTTCTTGACGGCCGCGAGTTCGAGGTCGAGCCGCAGGTTGCCGCGTCCGATGAGGTGACACAGCAGTGGCCAGGCCCCGGTGCGGCGTAGTTCGGCCAGCCGGTCGGCAGCGGGTCGGGTCATCCAGTCCCGCAAGTCCGGATGCGTGGTGAGGAAGGTGGTCGCGATGAGGGTGCGAGCGCGCACCGACCTGTCGCTGAGCCCGAGGCTGGCGACGTGCTCGAGGTAGTCGGTGAGCACCGCACCCGGTCCGGCCGGCAGGACGACCGTCGCAACCACCGCGGTGCTCATTGTCGTGTTCCGGCGAGACTGGCGCGGGCCGCGCCGTATTCGGCGGCGAGCTGCTCGACCGACAAATGCACATATTCGGCAGTGGTGTCCGGAGACACATGCCCCATCAATTCTCGCAGCACCATCAGATCGATTCCGGCGGCAGCGAGTTCGGTGCCGTAGGTGTGGCGCAATCGGTGCGGACGCACCCTCGTCGCACCGGAGAGGTCCCGGTGCCGCCGGAACAGCGACCGCAGTCCCGCCTCGGTCACCGGCGCCCCCGCGGTGGGGCCGCGCAGCACCACGAAACACTCCTCGGTCGCCAACCCCGGTGGCCGTTCGAGGCGCAGATAGGCCGACAGTTCGGTGAAGAACACCGCATCGACCGGCACCACCCGTTCCTTGCAGCCTTTGCCGAGCACCCGGAGTCGTCGCTGGCCGAAATCGACGTCTGCCAACCGCAGGGATCGCACCTCGGCGTTGCGCAGCCCGCCGAACAGCATCGCCCACAACATCGCTCGATCCCGATGGGTGCGCAGCGACGCCGCAAACTGCTCGATCGCGTCGGCGTCGAGGGACTCGGGCAGTAGCCGCGGTTGGCGTACCAGCCTGCCTCCGGCTCGGGGTCGGCCCGGCCCGAGGTGTCCGAGCAGTCCTCGCGCTGGTGGTCGCAGTCCCTGTCCGCGCCGCGGTGAGGGCACCGGATTTTCGGTGCGTATCCCGGTCATCACCAGGTATTCGAACAATGCGCGTATCGCCGCGACTCGTCGGTTGATCGTCGATGCCGCAGTGCCCCGATCACCTCGTGTCGCCATGCCTGGGCGGGGTTTGCGGTGCACGTTCTGCCAGTCGACCCACTCGAACACCGTCACCGGCGTCACCGCAGCCACCGTGAGGTCGCGATCGAGCAGGAATCGGGCCAGATTGAGCACGTCGAACGCATATGCCCGCACCGTTGCCGAACTGAATCCGCGTCCGGCCAGATGCGTCAGGAACGCGTTTGCTGCTGCGCATCCTTCCCATTGGCCGTCGATCACATGCCCGTTGCTGCTGATGCGCACCCGAACGGTCATTGTCCGCCGCCTTTCGATCGGAGCCGACACCGCCAGCATGCGCCTCAACCGGTCGTCGGCTCAGGACCTCACGCTGCAACCGTGATCGTGTCGTGGGAGGGCCGGTTAACCGATATGGGGTTGTTGGACCAGATCTGTCGCCACACGTCGTCGGGAAATGCGGTGAAGGCGAGCAGGTCTTCGCGGGCGTCGCCGAGGTGGTCGGCGACCTCGGGCAGCCGGTGCTCGGCGTACTCCAGCAGCCGGTCGAATTGCGCGTTGACCGCCTCCGCGGTGGGCTGGTCGTAGACGCTGTGCAGCATCGCCTTCACGGCCGGCCACATGGACTTGGGGCACACGGCCATGAGGTTCGCCGAGTAGTGGGTGCGGCAGCGTTGCCACGCGGCGCCGGGCAGGTTCGCCGCGATCGCCTCGATGAGCCCGGCGTGGGCATCGGAGGTCACCAGCCGCACCCCGCCCAGGCCGCGGGCAACCAGGTCGGCGAAGAAGGTGTTCCACGAGGCCGTGGTCTCACTGGTGGCGACCTGTATGCCCAGCACCTCGCGGTGGCCGTCGCCGTTGACGCCGGTGGCCAGCAGCACGGAAGCCTTGACGACCTGCTTGTTCTCGCGGACCTTGATCGTCAACGCATCGGCGGTGACGAAGGTGAACGGCCCGGCCTCGTCCAGGCGGCGGTGCCGGAACGCGGCGACCTGCTCGTCCAGGTCCTGGGCCATGCGTGAGACCTGCGACTTGGACAGCGAGTCGATACCCAGGGTCTTGACCAGCTTGTCCATCCGGCGGGTAGACACCCCGGCCAGATAGCAGTCGGCTACGACGGTGATCAGCGCGGACTCGGCTCGCTTGCGGCGCTCGAGCAGCCACTCGGGGAAGTAGCTGCCCGAGCGCAGCTTCGGGACGGCGACGTCGACGGTGCCGACCCGGGTATCCAGGGGCCGGTGGCGGTAGCCGTTGCGGTGGTTGGTGCGCTGTTCCGAGCGGGCGTTCCACTCGGCGCCGCACACGGCGTCGGCATCGGCGGAGAGCAATGCGTTGATCATGGTCTGCAGTAGCTCGCGCATCAGATCCGGCGACGCGTCGGCGAGGGCTTGGCCAAGCAGGCCTGCAGGGTCGACAATATGAGGTGCGGTCATCGTGATGACTCCGTTCGAGGATTCGGTAGAAGGTTGACTCGAAGGATCACACGGTGGCCGCTCTACACCCGTGCACAACACGGAATCGCAGACGATCTCGGCCACCGAGTTACACCACTCTATGGGGCACTACTAGGTCCACCCACCAGAGATCGGCACACGACTGGTGAAGGTCCCCGATGCGGACCGGGTGTAGATCCCGGAGGCCAGGGCCGCGCCGGCAGCAACGAGCAGCACGATGTCGTCGTTCTGCACACCTGTGCCCGTACACCGACCGGACAAGTAGAAGTAGGTCTCTGCCGAGCGGTTCGTACCGACCGGAGTTTTCACAGTGGCGAGCACACCGTAGCGGTCCGTGTTCAGTTTCTTCGCGTACTCGGTGAGCTGGGGGACGTTCCCGGAACTGGTGGAGTTCTGGGCAGCGTTGGAGTTGATCGTAGGCTGGGGGGAACCGAGCCAGTCCGCACCGAGTGCGCCGTTGGGCCGGTTGAACTCGTCGACGTAGTGGGCACCGGCCTGGAAGACCTGCACCCAGCCACCACCCGACCACATCCAGCCTTCGCCGATCGGGGTCGAGCCGTACTGCACTTCGCTGATCGGGACCGAGCCGTATTGCATTGCCTCACGTCCTCGGCTTGAGATACAGCACGCCTTCGACTCCCGTTGCAGGCAGATCCGCAACCAACTGGATACGGTTGCCTGCCATCGCTGTCGATGCGGTGGTCCCGATCTGCAGGCTCGAAGTTCCTGCGTCGATTGCCGAACGGGCTGCCGCCTTGTCCGCAGCCTTCGCCAGGCTCGCCCCGACCGACGACATGTCGGTGACATCCGCAGTTGACAAGGTCACCGCGCCGGTTCGGCCGGCCACCGACGACACCGGTGATGCTGGATATGTGCGTTCACGCCAATTCGTGAGAATCGTCGACGGTTCGGCGATCAACTGCCAATCCGTGCCGCGGTCGGTGCGGGTGCACCAATCGCCGCGCTGCCCCGACAGGGCGAGCATCGCCGACTGGGATGCGACCGTGCCGAGGAAATCGGTGAGCGCGATTGCCGGGATCTGAGCTTGGGGAATCACCCCGTCGACAAGATCGGCCTTGGTTTGCAACGCTGGCACGGTCGGAGCGTCAGCTGTGCCACCGAGGTCCCCGGCAAGCTGGATCTTGCCTTTGCCCGAAGATGTGGCATCCGGGACACCGGTTGCGGCAGTATCCGCGGCCTGCTGCGCCGAAACCGCGGCAGCGGCTGCCGAATCGGCCGCGTCCTCTGCTTTGTCTGTTGAGATCGTTGCCGCGGCACCGGCGATCGCTGCCATCGAGATAGCTTCGTTCCGGGCAGCCTGGGCGGCGGCGACCACCGGTTCTGGGTACTCGGTGGTCGCGTCGAGTAGGGATGCAAGCTGGACGGGCGTTTCCGAGTCAGGGATCGTGATCGTAAACGATCCGCCACCACCACCAGAAATATGCAACACGGCAGGACCGGGTTCGAGATCGTCGGTGGTGAGCTGCCCGTACTCTGCGGTGTAGCGCCGTTCCCGGACTGTGACGATTCCACCATCGGTGGCTCCACGCACCTTGGGGATTTCGAAGGTGAACGTCGTTCGGTCATCGGCGTCGGCGATGTCCTTGACCTTCGCGGTGAGCACTGTCATAGTCCGCCTCCGATCAGCACGAATGTCCAGAGCCACCACCATGCAATCCACAGCATGTAGGTCTCCTATCCGAGGTCCCCGCCGTCGGGTACCTCATCGGCGTAGTTGATGTGCGTGGAGTCACGCGACCAGCGAGTGGCGCTGAGGGACGAATATTTCGTTCCTCCAAGGACTTTGCACATTGTTGCGTTGAGCGTCCCGGTGTAGATCGGCGAGTAGCGGATCGACATTCGCACGTGCACCCAATGATCGGGCGCGGCCGGGTCGTATTCGTCCGGCATGTCTTCGACGACGAATGTCTTGGAGAACGCGCCGGATCGTGGAGCGTTCTGGTAGCCGAGACCCTGCGCGTTGAGTTGGAGGTCGGAGACCATGTCGAACTGCTGCGCTGAGATCAGATCACCGTTCGCGTCGAGGACTTCGAACATGACTTTCGGGAAGATCGGCGAGTACGTGTACAGCGGCACCAGCACACCCATGCCCGGTGAGCCACCAGACCAGAACCAAGTCACGCCCATCGAGTAGCCGGTGATCGCGAACTGGGCGTCGACGCGCCACAACCCGCCCCGCTTGAGCGTCAGGTAACCGACACCTGTACTCGGGGCTGTGACAGAGACGCCCTTCACCGGGCCGAGCTGGGTATCGAACGGGATCGCGCACCACGTCGAGTCGGGCAGGTCCCAGTTGTACGCCATCACCGCGGTGCCGTATCCGGAGACGTCGGCGAGCAACTCGAGGCGGGACTTCAAACCGTTCTGCCCGTCCATCAGATCTGCTCGCGTCGCGTTCTGCTGCTGCAGATGAAGCGCATACTTCGCCACCGCTTCGAGCATGTTCGCGCGGGCAGCGCCGGTCGTGGCTTCCATGACCGACGCTTCGTCCATGCCCTGCCCGAAACTCGATGCGAGTTGCCACGCTCCATCCGGGGCAGATCCACCTGGGGTGGTCATCCGAGTTCCCCTCCATCGGCCGGCTCGGGGATGTCGACGTTGTTCGAGGTATTCGTCGACCACTTGTTCACGGACAATGCGCTGCGCAGCGTTCCACCGAAGACTCTCAGTCGTGCGGTGCGGTTGTGCTGGATGCGGGCCTTGACCACGTAGTCGTCGTCGGTAGGAACCACGAACGTTTTCGAGAACGCCGCGGACTCCGAACCCGACGGGGTGAGCACGATATCGAATCGGGTTTCGGAGTACACGGCGCCGGTCGCCACCGACAGCACGGTGATGTACACCTGCGCGGCAAAGTTGCTCGAAGTCATCTTGTCGCAGGTGACAATCGTGTCCGCCCGCCACAGTCCCCGCGTCTGCAGCCGGATCCCACCCTCGTATGGGACAGCGCCGACGTTGGGGCCGAGCTGCGTATCGAACGGCAGCGCGAGCAAATGGTCTTGTGCGACAAGCCAGTTCGCGGACATGAAGGTGTTGCAGTATCCGTACACGCCTTCGAGAAGATCGAGGCGTTCTTTGAACTGGTCCTGTTCATCGATGAGCGCCTGGAGATCGCCGCGTACCAGTGCCCATTCTTCGTCGGCCTGTTCGAGGTTCCCGCGCGCACCACCGGTGGCCAGGGCGAGGGCTTCGTCCTCGGTCATGCCCTGACCGAACCCGGATGCGAACTGCCACGCGCCGTCCGGCGCGGATCCGTGGGGTGTTGTCACGAATCCACCTCCTTCTGGTCAGTCGAGGTCGGTCGGCCGCGGGGGTGGTGTCCCACCGAGATCGATCACCGATCGGGTGAGGCGCGCGATGTAGGCGCGACCGGCGAGGACCCACCGGTCGAGGCGGGTGATCTGGCGGTCGCGGGCATCGAGCTGTTCCTGCAGGGTTGCGACGCGCCCCTCGTGCCACTTGATGTCCGCGTCGTGCCGTGCGCGGAGCTCGTCGAGTTCCGTCTTGTGCTGGTTGCGGGCGCGGTCGAGGTCTGCGGCGCGGGCCTGCTTCTCTCGTTCGAGGTCGGCTTTCGCTTCGTCGAGTTCTCTCTGGACGATGGCGACGTCGTCGAGTCGCACTTTCGAGCGGGTGACCAGTATGCCGCCGACGGTGCCGCCGATGGCGGTGATGAGGCTGCTCAGTGCAGCGATCAAACTCGGGTCCACGCTCACCTCAATCCTCGTTCGGCACAGCCGCGGCCGATGCACATGTGGGTCAGGGCTATGTATCCGGCGAGGGTGCCGGTGACGACCGGCACGGGTGGTTCGGTCATGACGGCAGAGAACAACACACAGCAGGCGTAGAAGGTGTAGGCGAACACCGCCGCGAGATGTGCGGTGACGAACCCGGTGCGGCGCCATGCAGCGGCGAGCAGCATGAGTCCGGAGATGACGAACAGCACCGTCCACCATGGTCCGAGTCCCTCGATCCAGACGACAGCGGAGACCTGCCCCGGTTGCAGTGGCCGGCGAACGAGCTGTTCAGGCATCACGTACAGCACGCCGAGGGTGCAGGACATCATTCCGGTTGCGCCGGCGGTCAGTCGTGCGCCCAGCATCAGCTGCCCTTCGGGGGCTGAACGAACCGCTGCACATAGGCGACGACCGCAGTCATCGCCGCGACCCCCGCCGCGGTCGCCGCGGTCTTCCACGAGTCCCAGGTGAGCAGGTCGAAGCCGGGGGCGGAGAGCGCTGCGGTGAAGGCGGTGCCGACGGCCAGCACCAGCGTGACGAGCGCGCCCTGTAGGAAGGTGCGCCAGGCGCGTTCCTTGGCGTCGGCTTTCGGGTCGATGGACATCAGCTCCCCCTCGACCGAGACCGACAGGGGTTGGTTCTGCTCGGCCGCACGGACAGCGGCGCGGATCGCGATCTGGGGGATCTCGGCGACCGCGGCGTCGATGCGTTCTCGTGCTTCGGTTTCGATGAGGGTGCGGACGTCGTGGACGACGGTCTGCACCTTCTTCTCGAGTTCCGGTCCGACCTTGTCGACGACCTCGCGGGTGATGATGTCGATGACGTTGTCGCTCACAGCTTCTCCAAGAGGGTCTCGAACTCGGACTTGTTGTTGACGTCGACGTAGAGCAGCTCGGCGATACGGACACCGGCGGCGCGGCAGACGGTGACCTCGGCCAATCGGCCACGCCATGTCTCGCCGTCGGTGTCGATGGTGATGTGGGCGCCGTAACCGGATCCGTCGAACGAGGCCTCGACGATCTTCTGTGCCAGCTCGTCGGCGATCGGCAACGCGAGACGCACGACGGTGCGTTCGCGGCGGTACTCGATGTCGAGGTCGCGGGCTTCGAGGAACGCGAAGTCGTGGTCCCAGATGCGGACTGTGCGGGCGGTGGTGAGGGTCTCGGGCATGGTCAGTTCTCCTCGGTGCTGATGGCGTCGAAGCCGGGGCGTTCGTGGGTGCCGACCGAGCCGTCCGCCGACCACGTGATCCGGCCGTGCTCGAAGTTCTGGTAGCGGACGGTGCCGGTATCGTCGGCCCAGATCTCGTCGGAGATCGGCCACCCGAAGCGTCCGTTCTCGAATCCGGCGCGGTTCCAGTAGGCGCGGATCATGCCGGTGACGGCGTACCCGGGCTGGCCGTAGCGGCGGTAGATCGCCCCGCCCTGGAAGCCCTGCACATCACCCCACGGCTCGCCGGTGGTGGGGTTGGTGAGCACGGTGTGCCGGCCGATCGGGAACCCGAGATAGGACTGCTCCCACCGCAGCTGCTCGTACTTCTCGAAGATTGCCTTCGGGATGGCGAACGCACCGGTCGTGGGATGCCAGTAGATCGAGCCGTTCTCGAAGTGGGCGTACTTGCCGCCGTCGATCGCGTCGCCCTCACCGTCGGTGATGCGGGCACCGATCCATTCGGCGGCCGACTTCGCTTCGGCGTCGATGGCGTTCACCGTCGGCACCGGGGCCGGGGTGGCGGCGCCGCTGCCGTGCACCCAGTAGCGGACGCGGTCGGCGAAGACGTCCCAGGGGAAGTTCGCTCCGACATCGGTGTGGTCTCCGATCGACAGTCCGTAGGTGATGCCGGAGTGATCGCAGATCCCTTCGATGCGCCGGCGGATCTTGTCGTAGTCGCGACCGTGCACGTTGAGATCGATGCCGTACTGGATGCAGTCGCGGACGGCGACCTGGGCGGCGAGGTCGATGGCGTTGCCGAACTTGCCGATCCACTCTTCGCGGGACATGGCGGCGCGGGATCCGGCGAAGCACAGGTTCAGGGTGTAGGGGTTGGCATCGAGCACCGACCATGCGGCACGGTCGGTGTTGACCGAGCCGATCAGCGTCGCATTGTCGACGGTGTAGTGGTACGACACCTGCGCGCGTTTGAAGTAGTTGTGCAGTCCTTCGGCGTTGCCGCCTCCTTCCTGCGTGTGCAGGACGAACAGCCACGGCCTGGCGCCGTGGCGGCTGCTGTGACTGGCGTGCGTGCCGGTCAGGTCGATTTCGTTCATGGTGTACGCGGGCACGATGGGGTCCTTCTTGGGGGGCGCAGGAGAAGATGCTGCGGGTGCGACGGGATCGGTGGCGCCGGCCAGCCATGCGAGGGGGTCGCGGTCCTTGCCGCCGATGCGGCCGGGCGGGGTCCACACTTCGAAGTGCAGGTGCGGTCCGGTCGATGTGCCTTCGGAGCCGACGCGGGCGATGAGTTGGCCGGCCTTCACGTGCTGGCCGCCGCGGACGTAGATGTCGGCGTGCCGCATGTGCCCGAAGATCAGGTCGACCTTGTGTTCGTCCTGGGCGTCGCCCCAGATCCAGTTCCCGAAGCCGTCGACGGTGCCGGGTTTGCGGTCGGCGCCTTCGATGATGAGCATGTCGACCGGCGCGTAGATCGGTGTGCCGAGCGGTGCTTCGAAGTCGACGCCGCGGTGGTCGGGGCGTTGCGGGCTGCGGTACATCGACCCCGGCACGTAGCTGCCGCGTGCGAGCGGCTTGACCTTCTTCGGCATCACAGTCCCTTCCACAGCGGGTTGCGCAGGATCTGCTGGCGTTTCTTGCCGGTCATCTCCGCGGCGAGGACTCGCCGGCGTTCGGTGTCGTCGACGCCCATGAGGTAGCCGTTGACCATCGACGGGGAGTAGTCGCTCGGGTTGAACACCGGGCGGGCTTTGCCGACGGTTGCCTTATCCGGCTGCGGCTCTTGCCGTTTGATCACACCGGTGTGGTAGAGCTGCTCGGCGACCACCGCCTGCTCATGGGGCGTGTGGCGCTCCATGTCCGGGATCATCACGGGTTCGGGATCTTCGGCGTTCATATCCACCCACACCCCGGTGTTGAGGTAGTGCTGCTGACCGCGATGCGGTGGCCGGTAGCGCTTGCGCTGCTCGGGTAGCTGGTCGACGTGGATGAATCCGTCCTCGTTGGCGAGGGCGCGGATCTGGTCGACGTGCCGGTAGCCGGCGTCGTTGACCCGCTGGGACCAGTCGGGTAGCAGTCGGACGTCGGGGGTGTAGGGCTGGTTCTCGGCGAACGGCAGATCCACGAACAGCCACTGGTGGGCTGTTCGTGGATCGGACTGGTCGCACGTGGATTGCAGCGGTAGCCGCATCGCTGGTGTCCTTTTTTCGAATCGGTCGGCGTCACAAGACGCCGAGGTCCTGCAGCATTCCGAAGAAGTCCTGCAGCATCTGGAAGGCCTTCATGACCGGGTCCTGCGGCTCGCGCTGCCCGATCTGCAAGTTCCACACCGGAGCGGTGGCGCGGTCCCACGACAGGGTCAGCTCGGAGATCTGCTCGACGAAGATCCGGCCGGGCTTCATGCCGAGGACGGTGAAGCCGACACGGGAGCCGAGGAAGCAGTGGCCGAGGCCATTCTGGCCGATGCGCCACGGTGCGCCGTCGACGACGGTGATGGTGCAGCGGGTTTGCTCCCGCGTGGCCCACATGGCGGCGCGCATCGCGAGCAGCCACGACAGGGTGTAGGCGCGGTCGCTGCCCTCCGCCCACCGTTCGTGGTAGTGCGACCACCCCAACCGTTGCGCCCTGGCCGGACTCTTCCACTTACCGAAGGCGAGCAACACATCGGTGTAGAGCGGTTTGAGCACCGCGTCGATGGCCGGGCCGATCTGGGACTGGCCGATCAGTGAGCCGAGGAACCCGGTGATGCCGATGATGGCCGCGGATATGCCCTCGTTGACGCCGGGCATCGAGTGCCCGCCTCCGACCACGCCGACGTCCTGCGCCGGTCGGTAGGAGAACATCGACGTCTGGATGCCGGTGTGCTCGCCGTCGCGCCAGATCACACCGGGCCGTGACGGATCGGTGCCCCGTACACCGGGTGTGGTGTACAGCTCGGGGATGTTTGGATCCGAGACGGTTTCGACGGTCTCGGTCAGGCCGTCTCCTCCGATGTTGACGAACTCGTGGGCGAGTCCTTCGAAGAGGTTGCCGCCGAACGATGTTCCGGTGTTGAACGCCGAGTTGTCGACGAGGTCCCACACGAGGCAGCCGTGCTTGATGTTGGCGCCGGGCCACGGCGGTGGATCACCGTCGAGGTAGCGGCGTGGTTCCCAGGTGAGTTGGGCGTCCTCGACGATGCGGCGGGAGGCTTCGTGCATCGTCTTGAACCGGCCGTACACGATGCCACCGACAGAACGGTCGGGGGTCAGATCCGGTTTGACGACCATGCCCCAGGTGGACTGGTCGAAGTTGAACCACTGCGCCGGATCCATCGGGTCATCCGGAAGCATCCACAGCGACGACTCGAGACGCATCAGGTTGCACAACAGCGTGGTCTTCAGCGCCCACCGGACGTGGTTGGAAAAGCAAACCCACAGGCGCGGGAACTGGATCTCGGCCGGCAGGAACGGGTTCGACCACACGAGGATGTGCTTGAGGTGCTCGTAGTCGTGCTTGAAGATCACCCGCACGTAGCGGACGCCGCGTTCGTCCTTGTGGATCTGCAGCTCGTCCATGAGCCCGGACCAGCGGGCACCGTCCTTGTCGACGGTCAGGTGCACGTTCGTGGTGTCACGTTCGTCGACGTCGACGAGCCACTCGGACAGGTAGTAGTCCAAGGGCATCTCGATCGACGCCGTGCCGGTCTCGTTGTTGAGCCACTGGACGCTGACGGAGTTCTCGTGTTTGCAGACGCCGCGCAGATTCCAGTCGCCGTCCCACAGGCGGACCACCGGTGGGGCGAGACGTTGTTCGGCCTCGTCCTTGAGCTGTTGGACCAGACCTTCGAACTCGGTATCGAAATCGATTGTTGGGACTGTGGTCATCGGCGTTGCCCCCATGGACGCGGCCACGGCCGCGGACATTCCACCCGCACCCCGACACCGGCCGGCGCTCCCGTCACCTCGACGGGGATCTCGACCGGATCGAGCCTCGGGCGGAGCGGATACAGAAACGTCTTGCCGTCCATACGCATGTAGAACTGCGTGTCGAGTGTCGAACGCGTCTGCTCACGCTTGGCGTTCTCGTCGGTCTCGATATCGACGTGCTCGTTGCCGAGCATCTCCGGCATATGGATGACCCGGTCGGCGTCCTCGACCGCACGCCTGTGGATCTTGTTTCCCCACGAGAAATCCGCGATCGTCCATTTCGTGCCCGGTGTCGGCCCGGCCTGAAGCCGCCACTTGAGCCAGATCGGATAGGGCGTCGGGTTCGACACCGTCACCGTCCCGCGGGCGATCTTGGGTTGACCGTTCGAATCGAGACCGGTGGTGTCGACCTCAGAGGTCCACTTGTCGAACACCGACGGTTCCCACCACCACGGGTCACCGGATACCCCGGGTGTTTCGATCTCGGCTTCCTGCTCCCCGTGCGGGTCGACCGACAGGTCGACCCGCATGTGCTCGAGCTGGCGGATCAGGAGATGCCGGCGCGAATCGGGGGTGGTCACCCACAGTTTCGTGTCCGCCAGTGGGGACCACAGTTCCGCCCACCGTTCGTCGACGGCCATCCAGGTCCGGCTCGACGTCGCATGGGCGAGAATCTTGATCAGTGGCGTGCGCCGTTCGATGCGCATGCCGTTGTAGGTGGCGCCCTCCTCGAAGGCGTGCTGCGTGTAGATCGTCGAGAACGGAATGTCGTAGACGTCTTGCAGCCCGCCTTCGAGGAGTTCGAACCCTTCTCGGCCCTGGCCGGGGCCGGAGATGGTGACCAGGTCACCGTTGCATCCCTCGATTTCGACGAGGGTCTCGCTGCGCCGTAGCGCCACAGTCACCTCCTGGTGTACGTACGCGAGTACTGATCGACTCGGTCGCGTTCGCGACGGTGGGCCTCGGCCTGCTCGTAGCCGTAGTACTGGGAGGTGTGCTGAATCGGTGGGCGTTCCACCAACTGCCGCAGCTGTCCCGCGATCTCGGACAACTGCCCTGCGCCGACACCACCACTGGCGCCGGTGCGTTCTGTGCGCAGCACCGCCAGCTCTTCCATGTCCCGGTCGTAGCGACGTCGGTCGGCTGCGGTCTGCACCCACTCGGTTTCACCCGACAGGTTCAGTGCCGCCATCCCATGCGGGACAGGACCACCGACATCACGCAGGACCGCCGGCACCTTCAGCGACTCGACGAGCGTCTTGAGCCAGTCCTCACGTGCGCGCCCGTCCCGGCCGATGTCCGCATCGGAACTGCGCACATCAACCGAGGGGGGCGGGGCCGCGGCCGGCCCTTGCTGGGCCTGCTTCGTCAGCGCTTCCACACCGAGACCGATGGCGGTCCCGATGGCACCCGACCCGCCGTTGGTCAGTCCGATCGTGCCGAAGGCATCCTCGAGTTGGCCTTGCACCGCAGCCTTGGCAGCGTTGCCGAACAGCTCCGCGATGGACGATCCGCTGATTCCCTCGCCGCCCTGCTTGCCCTCCTCGAGAGCGTTGAGCGCCTTCTGCAGATCTCGATCCGCGGCATCGCGTTCACGCTGCGTCGAGCGTGGATCGGCGTACACCGCGTTGCGGTCCAGCCGGGCCTGCTCGACCGCGTCCTCGAGGTCAGCGAGACGCAACTGCTCGTCGGTCATCCGGCCCGTGAGGGCCGGCGCCTCCGGTGCGAACGCGAGACGTTGTTCCTGCTGCTCCTCAGCGAGCGCGTTGATCGCTCTTTGCAGCTTGTCGTCCGCCTCGTCACGTTCCCATGGCGCCGCTTCGGGATCCGCGTAGATCTCGTCGCGGTCCCACTTCGCCTCATCCACCGCGCGTTCGAGGTCCCGCAGTCGAAGTTCCTCATCGGTGTACGACGTGGTGAGCTCAGGCGCCGGCGGGATCGCCATGCCGCCCTGTTCCGCGGTGCTCTTCTGTTCCTCGAGCTTGCGGACCTTTTCCTCCGCCTGCAGGACCTTGTTCTTCGCTTGGTCCTTGTCGGCCTGCGACTTCTTCGGATCGTTCAGCGCCTTGTCGCGGTCTTCTATCGCTTGCACCACTGCGATCCGAGCCGAGTCCAGCTTCAGCTCATCCTCGGTGTCCCAGGTCTCCGTGCTCCGCGCCCGCCGCGACCGACCACGGCTATCGGTGCTTCCATCCGAGGACGTCAGCCGCGGTTCACCGACCGGTTCCGAGACTGCCCAGTGGACGTGGTCACGGTGATCAGCCATCGTGTCCGCGCCGTAGAAGCCGAGACCGTCACCGACGAAGCCTTGCCCTTGACCGATGTTCCGGTCGAACGGCTGATGGATCAGCTGCAAGGTGATGCCGGCGTAGTTGTCGGCGATCCACGCCGCCAGGGACCGCATCGTCGGGGTCGAGTCGAACCCGTCGGAAAAGTCCGCCGCCTGGTCCTTCGAGTGATACCCGTTGTCGGTGAAGCGAAGACCCGACGTGAACTGCATACCGGGGAACTTCGATTGGACGGCACGGACCATCGACATCACGATCGGGCCGCCTTCAGCGAAGCCAGGGAGCCCTGCCAGTCGCGGATCGTCGCGGTTGATCGCGGCAAGCAGACCGTCGTACTTCTCCGAGCTTCGGGAGTTGACCACCCATTCCCCACCGTTGACCCGCGCGACCGGGGTGCCATCCGGCGTGACCGCATAGATCCCGTCAACGACTTCGGTGCCGGGCCCAGTAGTGGGCATCCGGCTTCCAGCGGCGATCTGTCCTCCTGTCGCCAATGGGGCGACACTGAGCGGTCCGAGGAAGTCGGGGTTGGCTGCACGTGCTGCCGCGTAGCGGTTCGACCACTCGATCGCGATCTGCGTGGTCCGGTTCTTCGCAGCAGCGTCGATAGCTTCGGATACCACCTGGGCATCCCGTATCGCCTGCTGTATCAGCAGTTTGACATCCGCGTCTGCCTCGGAGTTGTCGATTTTCGACAGCTCTTCCAGGGTGACGTCACGGCCCGCGAGGAAATCGTCGATGACCGCACCGACAGCCGGATCGACCTGGGTGGTGTCGATCTCGCGGAGCTTGGCCAGGACGTCCTCGTTAGTGACAGCGAATCGTGTTGCGTCCGCGTCGATCTCAGGGACGGCTTCCACGCCGCCGACTTCGAGGAGCTTGGCCAGGACCGCATCGAGTCCAGACTGAGCCAGACTCGTCTCGGCTTCCACCCGGAAGGTCGTCACACCGTCCTCGGTGATCTCGTCGACCTTGAAACCCAACTCCTCGAGCCGGGCCCGAGCATCGTCGGTCAGCGCCTGGAGTTCGATAACCTTCGGCTCTCCCGGTCGAACAGCGTCCAGTGCGGTCTTGACGACACCGAGTTCGGCCGTGACACCGTCGGCACCGGCGAGCTGCGCCGAAATGGTGAAGGTGCTCTCGTTGTAGCCGAGCATCCTGGCCATCGTCTCGATCTCACCCGCGCTGAGCCCGACTGCGCCTGCCAGCTGCTCGAACTGCTCCCGGTTTTGCGCAAGCTGGGGACCAACGTCCTTTCCCGCAGCAGCCACATCCGCGGTAGCATCGCGGATCGCAAGTAGCTGCTCCCAGAGCGCGGCACCGTTTTCGGTCTGAGTGTTGACCTCCCCGTTGGCGCCGATAAGCGCAGCGCCCCAGCCCTTGGACTGGTCCCATACTTCCTGCGTCGCCTCAGCGGTATCTCGGACCACCGCGTTGTACGCTGCGGTGGCTTCCTGCAGGTCCGGCGGCACACCGGCCAGGGCATCGAGTGCACGCTTGAGCGCCGAGGACTTGGCGTCCGCATTCGCCGCTTCGTCGGCCAGCAACGCGAACGCGTCGGACAACTCGTATGTGCCGGGGGTGACGCGTTGCGATGCCTCTTGCTGTTCGAGGAGAACTCTCCGCAGGTCCTCCAGTTTGTTGGCAGCGTCCTTGCCGCCTTCACCCGAGCCGGCCAAGGTCGCGCGGAAGGTGTTCCATTCGCCTTGCGTCCCGCCCACCTTCCGTGCGATTTGATCGCTGGACATACCCAGGCTTTCGATGGCTTCCTGGGCTTGCCTGTTAGCCAGGGCGACCCGGTCCATCTCGAACGAGATGTCATCACCCGCGCCCTTCCACGGTTTGATGAAATCGCCGATCATGTCCGAGGCGACGTTGTTCCACTTCGCGTCGTTGTCAGCTGCGGCGGACAACGCGGCCGAGACACCGTCGATCTGCTGGGTGAGCTGACCGAACACGGTGTCGTCGATGACGCCGCCGTTGCTGACGAGGGTGCTGAAGGTGTCGGTCTGGGACTCGGCGACCGCCCGCAACGATTCGTCGTATTGTTCCGAAAGTTGCTTGGCTGCCTGGATGTTCGATACCAATGAGGAGACAGCCATGCCAGCCGCGGCCAGCCCGACCATCCACGGTCCGCCGAACGCGGAGATCACACCGCCTGCGGCAGACTTCAGGCCGGACATTCCGGCAGCGGCGACGCCGCCGACTTGGCCGCCGAATGTAGCGACGGAAGCACCGGCGTTGCGCAGGACACCCGACAATCCACCGGTTGCTGTTGCCGCGTCTCGCTGGCGGGTAGCGAAGTCGCTGGCGCGGCGGGTGACGTCACGGTAGGAGTCACCCATGCGGGCGATCGCCGGGGATCGGGCCTCCATCGTGCCCCACGCTGCGGCCACCTCGGAGATCTGCTCTTCGTTTTCCTCGAGCAGACCGTTGACCTGTTCGAGGGATCCCTCGAACGTGCTCGCGTCGACCTCCGGATTCTCGGCTTCGAGCATGTTCTCTGCCAGGACCTGACGGACTTCGTCCATCTGACTGAGGAACTCTTCGAGTCCACCCTGGGCGTTCTCCACCCAGCCACCGATCTTGTCATCGAGGCCTGACCCCTTGATCGCAGCGAACCCTGCGACTACGGCCTGCATCGGCGCGGGCAGATCCATGAAGGCCCCGACGAGGTCACCGACGATGTCGGCCACCGGGGACAGGCTCGATCCCACTGACATCGCCATATCGGCGGCGCCCGAGAGTCCGGAGATCAATCCGGGGGTGGCGTTGGTGACGAATTCGCCGGCCTTGGTCGCGAGATTTTCGAGCGGTCCGTCGACCAGGTCGTACACCTCGAGGGCCAGTCCTTCGGCGGCGTTCTGAACGCCTGCGATAGCACCCGGCAGTCCTTGCGTCTTTGCGGCGGCGACATCCGCGGCGGCGCCTTCACGTTCGATAGCGCCGCGCATAGCGTCCCAGCCGGCTGTCCCCTGCTCGGCGGCGACACCGGCCAGGCGCATCGCGTCCGAACCGAACAGGGTGGCGGTCGCGGCCTGGTACATCTCCGGCGTCATTGAGGCGGACGCCTCTTGGAGCTGACCGAACAGTTCCCGGAATCCGACGAATTCGCCCGACGCGTTGTAGATCGTCAGTCCGAGGTCTTCGATCGCCCCCTGGGCAGGATTGGACTGATCTGTCAATGCGAGCAGCGTCGACTTGAGCAGAGTGCCGGCGTCGGATCCTTGAATACCGGCGTTGGCGAGCATGCCGAGCCCGGCGACGGTGTCCTCGAGCGAGACGCCGAACTGATTCGCGACCGCGCCGGCCTGCTGCAAACCCGACGCGACATCGGTGATCTCCGCCGACGACGCATTCGCGCCATTGGCCAGCACATCGGCGGCCTTGGCCGCGTAATCGGCGTCGAGACCGAATGCCTGCAATGCCTGGGACTGAATCGTCGCGGCGGAGGCTGCGTCGATCTGCGCTGCGGCGGCGAGCTGCAGGGTACCGCGAGCCGCGGTCATCGACTGCTCGACCGTGAACCCGCCCTTGGCGAGTTCGGTCATCGCTGCGGCGGCATCGACCGCGGAGGTGTCGGCGAGGGCGTTGTCGTTGCCCAGGCCCATCGCAGCGTTCTTGACTGCCTCGAGCTGTTCGGCGGTCGCACCCGACACGGCCTGCAGAGTGTTCAGCTCCGTCGTGAAGCTGTTGCCGAGATCGATGACAGCTTTGCCTACCGCGCCTGCCCCGATCGCCAGCCCGAGTGCGCTACCGATCTTGCTGGCAACGCCGAGGGCGCCCTTGGTGCCGGATTCGAGTCGCGCCGGGAAATCCCGTAGATCGGGGGCCACCTCGATATCGATGCGTCCTCCGGGCACAGGTCACCTCCTATTGAGTTGTGTTGTCCGCGAGCCGGTTATCGTGCGCGGTCGCGGGCGTCGAGGATCTGCAGGAGTTCCCGAACGGAACCTGCCTTGATGTCGCCACCGCCGCCGGTCCGGACCGGGGAGGTCGCGGTCGAGTATTCGGCCAGCGCTGTGTCGTACTGGCTGCGTCTCATCTCGGCGAGATCGGGTGGCCGCATCGCCACGGGTGGCAGCAGCGGCGCCGGCGGTGGTTTGATGCCGAGCCGTTTGCGTCGTAGCCGCTCGTGTTTGACCTCGGGGTCGTCGGGGTCGGTGATCCACGAGGTGTACTCGGAGTTGAGCCAGTAGTTCTCGCGGTCGACGAGCATCGCGAGGTTCTCGCTGTCGCGTGTGGCTTGAGCGTCGAGTTCGGCGGCTCGGCGGATCAGTTGTCCGCAGTCTCGCCAGTCGAGTTCGCGGAGGGCTTGTCGGAGATCGAGGCCATACCATCGGCGTAAGCCTGTGAGCGCACCGCGCCAGCCATCCTCGCGGACGAGGGAGGCGAGAGCGGCCGCAGTTCCCCCGCGTTCAGCCCCGACAGCGCGATGACCTTGTTCAGCAGTCGTGCCACGACCTCAGGCGTCAGGTGCTTGGTTGCATCCCATAGCGCTTGGCCGGCGCCGTCGGTGATGACGTCGAGAGCTTCGCGGACGTGGTTCTTGGCGAGGTGACCGTGGAACTTTGCAGCTTCCTCACCGGTGAACGTGCGCCGGACGTCGGCCTCGACACCGAACAGCACGATCGGCTGCGGCGGTCCGCCGTCGACGGCGAGTTCCTCGACGATGTCGAACCGTTCGACGGCAGGCTCGGCCGGCGGAGTCGGCTCGGGGGTGGGCGCCGCGGCGGCTGCCTTGGCGCGACTGGATGGTTTACGAGTTGAGGTGCCGGGCATCAGGTGGTGCTCCTATCAGGCCAGGGGGTTGAAGGACGTGTAGCGGTAGATCGGCGACAGGCCCATCAGCTCGAACTCGAAGCCGTCGAGGTTCTCACCACCGAAGGTGCGCGGCGGCGGAGTAACGAGCGTGACCGCTTCGGAATGGAAGAAGGCCTCGCCGGTTTCGTCGACGACCCGGAAGAAGATCGAGAAGTCCTCGTCCGCGCCGGGCTCCCACCGCCAGATCCCCGAACCCGAGGTGGTTTCGACGATGCTGCCGCCGGTCAGCGCGGTCAGGACGGTGGCCTTGCTGTAGTCCGTCGCGCGGAACTTGATGCGTTCCTCGATCGGACCCTTGGTGACCAGGTACGGGGCGTGACGGCGGTTCCACACCTTGTGGACCTTCACGTCCTGCTGCGGGGTGATGTCGAAACCGGCCTCGATGCCGCCGTAGCCGTCCCACGTCACCGCGGGGCTGGTGCCGCTGGTGGGCGTGTCGGACAGCGGATCGGTGGGGAAACCGGTGCCTCGCACGGCACGGAAACCGTCGCCGTCGAGCCACACGTAGGCCTTTTCGGGATTGGCAATGTTACTCACGGATGTACCTCCAGAGAGAAGCTCACGGTCGCCGTGAGCGAATGGGATGTCCTACCGCGGGCGTGCCCGGCGCGGCACCCGCGGTAGGACGTGTGAGAGACGCCCCAGGCCGGGGCGTCAGCGGACCGTCATCTTCAACTCGACGCGGATCGTCGCTCGATACAGCGGCAGATCCGCACCGCGCTGGGTGTCGACGAACGTGATCGGCCCGTCGGTCCATTGGGCCTTCCACGTGGAATTGCGGAACGACTGCATCCGGGCACGACCGATCAGTTCACCGGCCAATGCCGCAATGTTCCACGACAGTTCTTCCGGATCCGTAGTGCCACCGAGGATCTCGATCTTCGGGGACCACACGTCGACCTGCACCATCGGCCGCCGCAGCATGGGATCGACACCGACGTTTCCGGGTGCCCGCAGTGTGATGAACGGAGCCTCGATCACCTTGGGCAGATCGCGGGTGGTGATGTTGCCGGCCGGGACCAGCGCGAGAACCTCGTCGGATGCGAGGAGGAACTCACGAATGGCGCCGGGCGCGAACGGCATGGGCATCGGTGGGGCCTTTCGTCAGCGCGGCCGCCAGCCGCTGTAACGGCCGTGCCGGCGGGCCGCATCGGTCAGCGACGCGATGGCCGGAGTGTCGGACGTGCCGTATTCCTTGAACACCGCGTCCGGGTCGTCGTCGACGAGGTAGACACGGTTGTCCTCGACCACGACGCCGATTCCGTCGCGATACGCACCGGTGACCACCGGCGCCGCGGCTCGCGCCTGCTGGGCCGCCTGCTGGGCGATGTCGATGCGTTCCTGGCGGGAGATCTGCCACGCCCGCTCACGTACCCGACGAGGGAAGATGACAACGCGAGCCATCGTCAGTTCTTCGGGTCGGCCTTACGCACGGTGCGCGCCGGCTTGTCCGCGAGAGACGCCTCGGGCCCGGCCGGGTCGGTGCCGACGACCCGCACGGATGCGGCCGGTTCGGGCGCGGCCGGCGCCTCGGGCACCGGTTCTGCAGCCGCTTCGGGGGACTCGGTCGGTGCGGCCGTCTCGGCGTCGGTGGTCTTCTGGCGGGCGAGGTGCTTCTGGTAGGCCTTCGAGTGGCGGCCTGCGTAGTTGACGCGGCCATGCTCGTCGGTGAACTTGACGACACTCGATTCGGTCTCGACGTCGGTTTCGTTCTCAGCCATGGTTTTTTCACTCCTTCATGTCGGATACGCACCGCACGTTCGCGGCGATGTAGGTCACGCGGCGGGACCCGCGGGTCTTCTTCCGCTGCCGGGGTTTGCCTTCGACCTGATAGACGACGCCGTCCTCGTCCCTGAACCGGTCCTTCGACCCCGGCATCACCGGTATCCCGGGGTCGAGGAGCAACACGTAGGACGAGACGACGTGCCCGGGCGCGAACTCGGTGTTGCCGGCGTCCACCGAGGCTGCCGACAGTTGCCGCTGCTGCAGCAGACCGGTCCACGGGATCGGCGTGGGAGACACCGGAAACCAGTTGCCCGTCGACGGGTCCTGCACCGCCGGGTTGTCGACCAGCAGCGTCCACTTCTCCGGAAGCTTCGGCATCAGCCGATCCGGATCGTGAAGGCCCCGCTGCCGGTTGCGCCTGTCTCCGGTTCCGGGGCGAGGTCGGCGAGTTCGGACTCGGTGAAGTACACCAACTCCGGGAGGCTGTCGGCGTAGGTGGTCTGCAGTTCCGGGTACTGCTCCGAGCGCACCCGAAGCCCGACACGCAGTGCGTCGAATGCCCGGCACACCACAGTGACCAGGACGCCTCGCAGCAGTCCGGGGCGGAGACTGCCGTCGGCGAGGCGGTCGTCGATGTCACCGACGACCGCCCGCTGCTCGGGTGCCCGCAGCTTTTCCGACGCGAAGTCGATCAGCGCATCGACCTGGCCGACCTCGACGTCTGTCAGGGTCTCCCCTAGCAGGTTCGCGACGTCAGTCCTGCTGATCAGTGTCTGTACCGGCCCCGTCATCGTGCTCCTCGAGGATGATCTTCAGGATGTCGTCCTTGCGCTTGGCATCGCCCAGATCGATCTCTTTGTCGTGGGCGTACGCGATGAGCGCGGGCACCTTCCAGGACTCGGACGGCTCCCCTTCCGGGTAGGCCGGCCCCAGATCCTCGACCTCGGGCTGCTCGGCCCAGGCCCTCGGATTGGTGATCTGCGCGAGCGCCCACTTCGGGACTTCGTCGTCGGGGCCGAACACCTGGGAGGTGCCGTCCTTACCGTGCACGTGCACGAACGTCGCGAGGCGAGCCATCACAGCACCTTCGCAATCATCGTGGCGTTGGCGTTGCCGAGGATCGGGAGGCCGATGCCGCTGGCCTTCGTCCACCGCTGGACCGGGTCCTCGTTGATGTACGAGCCGACGACGATGCCGGGGGCCTCGCTGGCTTCGATCTCGTACTTCGGTTCGATGGCCTCGGCGGTGATGCCCCACAGGGTTTCACCGAGCTTGGCCGTCGCGCCGACGTAGAGGACGCTGTCGTCCGGGATCAGACGGACAGGGTCACCGTTGGCGTCTTCGACCTGGGCGTCGAAGATCTCGAACGGCGGGTGGCCGAACGAGGTGAACAGGGCGTTGACCTGCTCCCGGGTGACGATGCCCTGCGTCGAGCCGGGCGGCAGGCAGTAGGCGCGGATCTGCGGATTGCGCATCAGCGTCGACATCACCCGCTGCGAGGTGACCGCCCGTGCGGGGTTGCCGGAGTTGCGGGTGCGGAACGTCGAGAACCACGACTCCTGATCGGAGACGGGGTCGGCCGCGCCCGACCACAGGGTCGCCGCGGTGACCTCGTGGGCGGCGTCGCGCTGGAAGTCCGCCTCGATCTGCAGGCCGTCCTCGGCCAGCGAGACCGCACCGGTCACCAGTGCCTGAGCCTTGGCGACGATCATGCGGGTGCGCAGCGCATCGGCGAGCTCGACCGCGTCGTTGAGAATGGAATCGACGATCGCCTGGTTGGCGTTGCGCAGCCGCAGCCGGTCGTACTCGGTGAGCAGCCGCTTCTCCGACAGCGGAGGCAGCTCACCCGAGATCCGGGCGACGCCCTTACGCGGGGTGATCCGCGCTTCGGTGTCCCAGGCCCGGAACTTCGCCGCCCGGCGCAGACCGTGCTGGGTGATGTTCGCCCGGAAGTCGACGTCGTCGACGACCGTGTCGGGCAGCAGGCTGTCGATCAGTGCGAGGTCGTTGATGGGCTGATCGGCGAGCGCTTCGCGCACGTAACCGGTCAGGTCCGCGGGGGTGATGTAGTCACTGTTGATGACAAGTGCCATTGCTCAGACCTTCCTCAGAAGTAGCGGATGTCGCGAGCAGTGGCCTGTCCCGCGGTGTTGACGGACGAGGGCAGCTTCGCCGCGACCACGGCGCCGTGCCACAGCAGCGCGCCGACGACGACGGTGGTGCCGGGACGTACCCGCAGCGCGGTGAACAGGTGACCCTCGATGGGGTCGGTGTCACCGTTGGACCACAGCCCGTACTTGTTGTCGGCCACCTTCTTCAGCGGGTAACCGGACTTGAGGTAACCCTCGGGGTAGTGGGTGCCGGCGGTGAACGTGGAGACGTCGACGTTGATCGAGCGGGTCGCGTCGGTGCCGTGGGCGGATGCGAGCCAGGACTGGTCGTCCTGCCCGAACCGTTCGGTGGTGATCTTCAGATCCATGGTGGGGCCTCTCCTTCGGGAGGTCAGTTCTTCTTCGCGTTGCGTGCCCGGTACAGGGCACGTCCGGAGTCGACCGAGCCCGATGCCACTTGCTGGCCGCCGCCCTGACGGCGATCCGGTTTCGGTGCCTTCTTCTTCTCGCCGTTCTTGTCGCCGCGTTGCGCGGCCAGGTACGGCTTGCGTTCGAGCAGATCGTCGATGGCATCGGCGATCTCGTCCTGGTCGACGTCGCCGTCGGCGCCGACCTCGAACTGGGACAGGTCGAGGAAGCCGATCGCATCGGCGGGATCGGCGAGCTTGCCGGCTGCTGCAGCGCGAACCTCGGCGCGGACGATGCGGTCGTTGGCCTTGGCCAGCGCTGCCGCTTCGATCTGACGCTTCTGAGCGTCGTCGTCGCCGTCAGTCTCGAGCTGGTTCGCGCGCTGCTCTGCGGCAATACGCTTCGCTCGTTCCGACTTCCACTTGTCCTTCATGCGCGACAGCGCGCGCTTCCCGGGGTCACCGAGCTGATCGGCGCCTTCGTCCCCGTCATCCGTGCCGTCGGCACCGTCATCACCGCTATCGGTCCCGTCGCCGTCGTCGGTGCCATCGTCACCGTCATCGTCGTGGCCGGTTCCGTTGTCGGTGCGGGTTCCGTTGTCGTGGCCGTCGTCGTCGCGGCGGGGATGCAGTCTGGTCGCTCGAGGTGCTCGTGCGAACGGGCCGACACCGAAGCCGGCGCCGAGAATCAGCCACAGGGGAACACGGGTGGTCTTCATGGTGAGCGTCTCTCCTTGCGAGAGGTCGGTCCCTGCCCCTTGCGGGCAGAGAAGTTCGGAAGTGACCTCGCGTCGTCTCGACGAGGTCGGGAAGGGGTTACGCAGCCCGGCCACGCGATCGACTCGGCCGGTCGTCGAGATAGCCGTAGAGCCGGAGCAATCGCAGTGCGTCCTCGCGGTCCTCGGCGATCTCGTAGATGCCTTCTGGCATCAGTCGCGGCGCCCGGGCGCGGAAGTACCGGCGCCCGTTGCGGACGTCGGTCTGTCGCCGGGCATACCCGGCCTGGCTCATCGCCCGGTAGGCGGCACCGCGGCGAGTGACGCCCTCGGTCGTTGTGGCGATCTGTTGTCCGTACACCTCGGTGCGGGACAGTCGGCCTTTCGGGATCCAGCCGGCCACGTTCTGCTGTGCGGTCGACATGCCGCGGCGGGCGTTGACCACCTGCGTGATGTCGGCACCGTCGCGGATCGCTTCGGCACCGGCCTTGGTGAACAGCTTGTCCTGCTGCTCGGCGGTGAGACTGCCGAAGTACGCCTGCGGGTCGGTGGTCAGATCACCGGCTCGGCTTTCCCTGCTGGGAATATGCCGGCAGTCGCAGCCCGGGTGCCGCAGGAAGCCCCGGTTGAACGCGTAGAACTTGCCGGCCAGGACAGCGCACCTCGGGCACGACGGTGGGTTGAGCATCCGCACGTAGCCGACGTCGCGTCGAGATGCGATCCCCAGGCCGACAGCGGATCGGGAGGCGTCCGCGATCTGTGTTTGTGCCCTGAGCATCAAGGCGGTCAGCCCGTCATCCCAGGCCACCTCGACCGGAAGTCCCGATGCGACCGAGCTTTTCGCGGTGATCACCGCGCCGTACATCAGCGAGTCGAGGCCGCGGCCGTCGGAGGCAACGCCGATCAGCGGATCGGTGACCACCTCGACCTCGGGTGCAGCAGGGGTGCCGAGCTCGTCGAGTACGTTCGCCACGTACTCGTTCGCGTCGGCCACTGCAGCTCGCTGTCCTGTGACTACCACCGCCATGAGCCGGTCGAGGTTCTTCTCGAACCAGGCGTCGAAGTCGCGTGGAGGGCGAGTCCCCCACAGTCGGCGGGCAGCGCCGAGCACGGAGATCATGACCTCACGCTGGGCGCTGTAGTACTCAACCGATGCTGTCGGCAGCACGGTCGTCTCCGTTGCCATTGTTCAGCGGACGGGTCAGCCGTTCGAGGAGCGGATCTTGGTCTTCTTCCTTGAAGTACTGGCGTTCGCGGTCCTTGCGGGGATCGTCCCAGCCCATCTCGTCCCACGAGCCCTCGCGGGAGAGCACTGGGACACCGCCGTTGAGCTTCTGGATGAAGTCGGCCTCTTCGGCCTTCGTCGGCGTGGCCGGGTTGCGCCACTCCACACGGATCGCTCGGTTGCCGGCCGGCCACTGGCCGGTGCGGAACCGCTCGTACAGTGCCATCAGCCAGCCGATGCCGACGCCCTGCGACTCGTTCTTGTCCTCGGCGTTGGAGATCAGCCGCGACTCGTCGGCACGGATTGCACCCTCGGCGGCCGGATTGGCCGTGTTCTGTCCGAAGAACCGGAACGGAAGACCGGTGACCGACGACGCCAATGCGGCGTAGTGGTTGGTGGTGTCGTGAAAGTTCTTCAGGTCAGACGGGGAGAACTGTCCAACCTTGACTTCGTCCGGCTTGGCCTGGTTCGCCCAGATGGCGGTGTAGTACGCCTGCCACACCGGGATCGGTTGCCCGTTCTTGTCGACGAAGTCGCCCTTGGACATGCCGAGGACCCACTTCTGCGGCACCGAGTGGGTTTCCACCGCGATCTGCAGATTCGTCAAGGCGCGAGCAGCGGCATCGACGAGCGGGATCAGGTCCGCCATCTCGGTTGAGCCGTTCCACCGCGCCAACCGCCGGCGGTTCAGGAACAGCACCACCGGTACCCGGCCGAGTTCGTGCTCGTCGATGTCGTCGTCGCCGCCGACCTGGTCGATTTCCCAGCCGCGGCGGCCGGCGACGACCTGGATCGTCTTGTCCGGCAGCAACAGGGTTCCGACGCGCTGACCGTCCTCGGTGAGGAACTGCCGAAATGCCGCGTCCATGCGTCGGCGACCGTGGTCGATCAGGCACGACATCTGCCGGGGCGACTCGAACGCGATCCTCGGATGGTCCGGATCATCGGCGTTGGTGCCGACTGTTCCGAAGCACCGGCCGAAGATCATGGTGTCGACGTTGAGCAGCGGGACTTCGGCGGAGAGGTTGTTGACCTCGTACCCTTCCTGCAGTGCCCGGTTCTGCTTCTTCTTCCCGCCGGGCATCATCAGTGACTTGATCTTCTGCCGCCGCGCGATCTCGAGCAGGTACATGCGATTCCAGTTGACGACCAGCTCGAACATCTGCAGCTCCGGCGGAACCGCGATGCCGATCTGCTTGAGCCGGTGTTCGCCTTCGAAGTACGCCTCGTTCAGGTTGTCCTTCGGGCTCGTCTTGCTGAGCTTGGCGTTCAACCGGCTGATCAGTGTGCGCTCGTCGTCGGAGAGCTGAGTGCGCAGCACGGGTGCAGTCACCCTGACCTCCTATCCAAAACAGAACATGCGTGTGTCCGCGTCGTCGCTCCAGCCGTCCTTCGACGTCGAGGTGTCGGCCGCGGCCTCGTGGGCGAGGACGGTGGCCATCGAGGCGTCGATCTTGCGGTGGTGAGCGCCGGCGGGTTTGCCGAGCACGTAGCGGTCACCGCGCGCAGCGACCTTGTGTGCGTTGTCCATGTGCTTCGCGGTGATCGGGCAACCGTCGTGAGTGATACGGCGGTTCTTCAGGTCCATCCGGAACCGTTCGAGCGCTGCGTGCATCTGCACCACACGGTTGGTGGCCCACTCGAAGACGATCTCTTCGCCGTACTCGACGGCCCACTCCCCGATCTCGGTGGTCCAGTACTGCGGGTCGCAGTACATGCGCTTGACCTGCCACCGGTCGAAGATCTCCGACACTGCGACGTTGACCTCGTTGCGTGGGATCTCGCCGCCCCACTGATCCGGGGACCAGATCGTCGGCCGGCGGTCGGGCCCGTAGCGCGGAGTGAAGGACAATCCGTCCTTCGTCTCGCACCGGATCGCGGTCCAGTCGTTGTTCTCCGATCCGTCGAAACCGACGGTGATGAGGGTTCCGCGCGCTGGGTTGTTGCGCCATTTCATCTCACGCGCCTGCATACGCCGACTCCCACATGCCCGCTGGCAGCCACGCGCCGGCACCGGACTCTTCGAAGTTGCCGTAGAACCGCTTGGCCTGAGCCGGGTCTTTCTCCATCAGCTCGAGGGCTTCGGCTTCGATGGCGTCCAGGTCGATCCAGTCACAGCCCTCGTAGACGTACTTGAGGATCTTGCGGCGTTGTCGCCGATCACCCCATGACAGGCCCTTCGGTGGACGTCGCAAAAACTTGAACACGTCAGTTACGTTCGATTCGTAAGTTTGCTGCGCGTAGGAGTTTTCGGACGGATCCCACATGTTCGATGTCTCGATGCCGCGGCCCTGCATGCCGGCCAAACCACGGCGTTGCGTCTCGGCTACGCCGATGAGTTTGTTCTTCTTCGTGTACAACCCGGTTTCGTCGTTGATCACGAATGTGACCGGGTTTCCGAGCCGGGAGTTCGCCGATACGGTCACCCGGTCAATGCGGTTGTCGTCTCCAGGCAGACGGATGAATCCTTCGCGGATGAGCATCTGCTGTTGCAGCGGCCCATTCAGGATCATCGACTTGAGCGGCCGGTAGATGTTGTCGACCTGATCCTCCGACGTCGCGGTCAACTGGATCAGCGGAGTCGGATGCGGCATTCCCATCGGTTCGCCGGGCATGTACTCGTGCTCGAACCCGCAGCCGCAGCCGTAGTCCTCGCACGCATACCCGTCGCCGGGTTCGGCCCAGCCAGCGAACAGCGAGGGTCCGACCGCTTCGACACACGTGATCGCTGCAGCCCATGGGCCTTTCCCGGACTTCTGCGGACCGATGATCTGCGAGCGGCGGTAGACGAACGCCTGGCTTTTGAGCGGTTTACGCGGCTGCCACTTCGCGGTGGTGCGCACCCGGTAGTGGTTGGCGGTACACCAGAACTGCCAGTCGGCCATCTTGAACGGCTGACCCTTGTCGAACCCATCCGGGATCGAGCAGTGCGCCTGAATCCACGGGTCCTGCAGATCGGTCAGCGTCGGGAAGTCGACCAGATACGAATCGGAGGATCGAGGCGCGCTCACGCACGGAGCCGACGGACGTTCGTCGGCTCCTCAGTCTGCCCTGGCTTAGGGGTGGTGATCTGCTTCTGCTCGGACTTCGACACCTCGACGGTGCCGATCGCCCAGCCGTTCTCCTTCAATCCGGCCGGGGTAAGTCCGATCTGATCGGCGAGCCGAGTCGTCGCGGCCGCCACCGCGGCCGGCGCCTCGGGATCCTCCATCTTCACGGTCCACCGAACCCAGAGTCCGACGGTGCGCCACCGCCACGGTTCCTGGATCCACTGGATTGCCTGCGGAGTGCGCCACGCTTCCTTCCAGACCTCGATCTCACGATCTGTCGGGTCCGGCATCGGAAACTCCGGGATCTTCCCGAGGTATCCCGCGGCGCTGAGGACGGTCTCCTTCAGTTGCCGCTGGTCCGATCGCGCCGAGAACATCGCAGCGCGAGGACCGGACCGATTGCGGGCTCCACCATGTGTTGTCATCTTCCATCTCCTTCGCGGCGTTGCGCCACATCGAGAGGCCGGACCAGCGTTGCGCCGGACCGGACATGCCGGTGTTGTTCCACGACGGCGGGACCATGGGTCGCCGCGCGTTCAGTCCTCCGCGATTCGTTTCCGGAGTCGTGTGGAGGCGTACTCGGTGATGCCGAGCATCAGATCGAGGGGAACGTCGCCGTCCCGAGGCATCAGTGCGTGCGCGGTCAGTGCCTCACCGTCGTCGTCGAACGACCGCCGGCGGGCGAGCACGACGTACTCGAGCAGGATCCCAGGCTCGGTGTCGGGGTAGTAGGCAGCCCAGGTCTGTTCAATCGCCGCGGTCAGTGCCTCGTCAGCGGCGACCTGTTCTGGTGTGCGATCGGTCCGGCTCACGCGTTGGTCCCCGCATGGGCTCGCCGGCGGAGGTCCTCGTAGCAGTCCCGCCGACCTCGGCAGCTGTCGTTGTGGCGCCGAAGGGTCCGGCACATGCCGCGGCCGATCCATGACTGCAGGGCGTCTCGCACGAGGGCCTCCTTCGGATCGGGGCGCCGGGTCCGGGTCGGCAAACCTGCAGGTCCGGACGTCTTGAACCCTCCGCACCAAAGAGAGCCCTCACCCGCGGTCAGGGGGAATGGGCCCCTTCGGGGGTACCCCCCTGGGGTGCATAACCGCAGGTCAGAGCGTTGGTTGCATTAGGTAACGAGTTGCGTTTCCGCAGGTCAGGGGCTTGCTCGTCCGGCCGTGGCGCGGTTGCAGGCCACATGCTCGGGGCCGCGGTAGCGGCTGCGGTCGCGGTCGTCGTGCCCGAGGTCCCAGGCCTGACCGGGGCGGATGGGTCGCCGGCACCTGGCGCAGCGGACTCGGCCGGCCTCGACGGCGGGGCGCCATGCCTTGCGGGTGTGCTGGTGTGCGGATCCGTATCCGCGTTGGGCGGTGGTGCCTCGGGCCTGTTCGACCTGTCGCCTGTGCTCGAGGCATCTGTGCTCGCGTTGGGTGTTCGGGCATCCGGGCTCGCTGCACACCCGCATGCGTGCTCGGGTCAACGCCATCCACCTCGCGTCGGATGAGCAGGCGCTTCGACCGTTCGCGGCACTCGGTCGAGGAGACGATTGAGGTTGTCCTCGAGCGCTTCTACTCGGGTAAGGCTGCGGGGCCGATCGGGATGGGCATGTCGGCGAGCGGCTCGGAGCTGGGCGAGCGTGTCGATGATCTGGTCGAACAGGCTGGGCATCGTGTCACCTCCGCATGCGCAGGAGTCGGATGAGGATGCGGTAGCGCAGTCGGAGCACCATGGCGACTCGCTCGGGGTGGGGGATGGTGATCCCGGGCAGCTGTTCCTCGGGCGCCAGATTCGTTTCGCCCGTCGTGAGAATGCTTTGGCCGTCCCGCGACGCCTGAGCCGTCGTGCTCGCGCGGGGATGGGCTTTGACCCGGGAAGTCTGGGGGTCCGCTCGCGTGCCGAATGCGGTGCGCGGTGGGCGGATATGACAGTGGCCGAGTGTGCGATGCGCACAGCTCGGCCAGTGGCACGAATCTAACAGATGACAGCGGCGAGTGCACTATCGCCGGTTCGCAGCGCGTTTCCGCCTGGTCGCGGCGATGTGGTCGAAGACGTCGCCGACGCGGTACAGCGACCGGTTCGAGTTCGGTTCGTGGTGTGTCGGGATGAAGCGTCGGTGTGCCCACTGGTAGATCGTCTGGCGCTGGACCCCGACGAGCTTGGCGACGTCTGCTGCAGGGAGTAGGTCGTCGACGTCGACGGTGACGAGTTCCGGGGCGACCCACTCCTGTCCGAACTTGCGGGCGCGGTCGTCGAGTTGCGAGCAGTACTCGGGGGCGATCTCGGCGAGGGCATCGCGATACGACTGGGCGATGCGACGGGCACGGTCGAGTTGGGTGTCGGCTGGCCACGGCCACGGGTCAGTCATCGGTGGACCACCGGAAGTCGATGGGCATCGGATTGCCTACTTCGGTAGCGCACTTCAATGCCAGGGAATAAGACCAGAAACTGTGCACGGTCCAGACGGGACCATCGTCCCTGATAAGGATCGGGACGAATACCCGCCATGGAATCCAGGACCCCGAGATCTTCCGAACAATCACTTTCGTCCACAGCTCCGGTCGGTCGAGTACCGACTGGAAAGGGTTCTCGCTCGGGTCGGACGATGGATTTGTCATGCGAATTCCTTGTAATCGTCGGCGAGGATGGAGGTCATGCTCCGGTAGTTGGCTTCGGTCCATGTCGATCCGCAAGCGCCGCAGTCGATGACGTCGGCGCCGTGCCACCGACCCAGGCGCTGTTCCTCACAGCGCGGGCACGGCAGCGGCATCCGGTCGCGGCCGCGCGTGACGCCGAGTGTCGCCCGTGCGGATCGGTGCAGTTCGATCAGCCGCAGAGCGAGACCGACTCCGTCCTGGGTGATCGGTCCCCAATTCTCTCCCCCGGGAAGCCACCCCATCGCCGGGTGCTCGGGGACGTGGAGGAGCACATCGATGTTCGACTCGACCATCTGCAGGCTGAGCGTGACCGCGCGTTCGTCGGGTTCGGCGACACCGAGCCGTTCAGCGATGAGCACTGCGCACCGGTGGGCTGAGTCGGCGATGTCGGTCATCAGTGCCTCGATGTGGATGTTGATCGGGGCTGCCGGGTCCGGCGACGGTGCGCGCACACCCGTGGCCGGCGCGGTGACGGTGGTGTCTCCGACTGATCGGTACAGCTCGAGGTAGTCGTGCCACAGGTTCTCGGCCGCGGCGACTGCTGATCGGATGCAGCTCGGGCACAGGTAGTTGGGTCGGATGGTCAGTGCCGGGATCCACTGCGGGGTGTGGGGGTCGCGGGTGCGGCCGCGGCAGCCTGCTCCTGCTCTGCACTGGTGACTGGTCGGTGAGGACGACATCAGGTACCTGTCTTTCGGTTCTTCCCTCTTCGTCCGCGGCGGGGAGGAGAAGAGTTGGGCAGTGATCGAGATCGGGAGGGAGGTTTGCGGTCTGGGGGGGAGGTCTGGTCACCGACCCGACCCGACCCGTCCCGACCCGACCCGGACTTTCCAGAAGTTGGAGGCTGGTGTTCTGCTGGATCTGCTGGATTCAGCAGATCGGGTGTTTGTGCTGGTGGTGCGGGTTGTTTCGTGTTCGCGTTGTCCGCCTGGCTGGTGGGTCGCTGGGGGTTCGCGTTGTCCGAGTGGATGTCGGGTCGCGTGGTCGCGTTCTCCGGCTGACTGCCGGTCCGCTGGGTGTTCGTGGGAGTGCGTTGTCCGCCGGGATGGCGGGTCGAAGTGGGCGCGTTGTCCGACTGGGTGTCGGGTCGCTGGTTCGCGTTGTCCGGCTGGCTGCCGGGTCGCTGGGTGTGCTCGACGACCGGCTTGCGGTCGTCGGGCACGGTACCGGGCGGGAGGGTCTTCCCGCGGCGGCTGGTGATGCTGAAGCCGTTGGCCTTGGCCCAGGGATGCTCGGCGATCCACTTTCGGGTGTGAGCCGAGTAGTAGGGCTTCGAGGGCGGCGGCAGCAGCGGATAGCGGTCGTCGGCGAGGGGGTCGTCCTTGCGGCCGGCGTTGCAGGCGGTGCAGGCAACGACCAGGGTGTCGACGGTGGCGGCCTGCTTCGGGACGCGGTGGTCGTAGGTTCCGACGAAGCCACCCTTGCGCGCTCCGGGTTCGAACTTGACGACTCTGCCGCAGTAGCGGCAGGCATCACCGTCACGGAGCCGAATGGGGATGACGAGATCGGGTCGGGAGTTGTCGGCCTTGCGTTGGCGTTCCCACTCGATTTCGTCTCTGGTGCGCATGTGGAGGAACTCGGGGTCGTCGACGATCTTCCACATGCGGGTGCCGTCGACCTCGACTTCTTCCATGAGGCCAGCGCGGACGCAGATGTCGATCAGTTCACGCTCGGCGCCGTGCCCGACCTGGCAGGCCACGCCGAAGGAGACGAGGTAGTCCGAGGTGTGGGCCGCCGACAGGGTCGCGCACAGGGACACGAACCCGAATGCGGCGATGCGCATGGTGGCGTCAACGTCATCGAGTTCGAACAGCGCGAGGTATCGAGGGTGCGTGGCGGCGGTGTCCCCGGTTCGTAGCCATGGCATTAGTGCGGCCCCGGGCGGTGCGCGGGGCCGGGCGTGGTGTCCATGATTCGGTTGTCCTTCTGTGAGCGCGGTGATGCTGGCTAGGTAAGCGAGGAGGGGTGGCCCTCGTCTGTGGGTCATGGCGTGGTGAATCCTCGGCACTGTGGGTGGCGGATGTACCCGGCCGGGAGTTTCTCGTCGCATACGGAGCAGAACCGTTCGATGGGTGGGATCGGGTTCTGTGCCTGTTGGATTGCGGCAGCGACGGGGATGCTGTCGGTGATGCTGCGCGGCGCTTCGGGTGTAGCCGGTTCGGCGCTCATCGATTCCTCCTGCGTCGTTGACGATTCGGTTGGACGGCCCACATAGGCCGCTCCTCGGACGGGTGCGGCAGAGCGCGCTCCTGCGGCGTAGGGAGCTCAGGTGCTGCTTCGGTGAGGTCACCAAAAAGCAAGAGCCGGGCCGAGGTCGATATGTCGTCGAATCGGCACCGCAGACGCGCCATCGCCTCCGATACCGACGCGGCAACCCCGCCGAGGTTCTCGGCTACGCGCTGCGCCTGCACCGTGAATGAGTACACTTCCCGGCCGAATTCGTCGGTCGAGGTGGTCACTTCGTCGTCGATAACGCCGATCTCTGTCCTCTCGCCATTGGCGCGAAGCATGTACACGCGGAAGTCCTCCCGCTCGCCGTCCTCAGCGTCATACGAGGTCCAGACGTACGGAAGTCCAGCGACGCTCTGAGCGAATGACTGCACCGCTGCAATTGCCGCGTTCCCGACGGTCGATCGACGGGTGATCTCCAAGGAGTCGAGTGTCCAAGTCCCGAGAGCGGGTCCCCACTCGACGCTCGTCATGCCTTCACGGATGCGCCTGAGTTGCGCCTGGTTCGCCCACGGGCCGATGAACTCGGAGCCGGGGCACCAGATCGGCGAGTCGTCCTCATCGGTCCGGTACCTCTCGAGCTGAGCCACACATGCCCCGCACCCGCAGTAGAAGATCCGCATCTCGCGGACCCGCTCCGTAATGGGCAGACCGTGCCAGTCGTCGTAGCAGTGCGGGCATCGCGGGTAGTCGGGATCGCCGTAGTCGTAACCACCGACAGGTTCGCCGCCGGCCATCTGCTCGTCGACGAGGGCGTCGATCTCGTCGATGATGTTGCGGCTATCGGTCAAAGCTCCTCCTTGTCGTCGTGGCCGTACGGGGTGATAAGCACGACCGTTTCGACGTCGTCGCGACCGTTGTCGTCCGTGACGTGGACGTGCCCGTACTCGTTTCGGTGGACGTTGGCTTGGAACCGGTACACGGCCGGATCCTCGCGGTAGTCCAACTCGCCGTCGGCGATGACGAGGGTGGACAGTGGCAGTTGGGAGAGCTTCTCGATCAGGTCGGCGACAGTCACGGACGGTCTCCGATCAGGATGTTCCGGATAATCTCTTGCGCGATCGAGAGTCCCTCGATAACGCCGCTTTCGCGGTCGTCCAGGACTCCGATCGGAATGGTCGGGAAGCGCTCTTTGATGTAGCTCACGAGACCGTCGTTGATGGCGCGGATCTGCCCATCGAGCTTGTCCCGGTGGGCGATCGCGTTGATGATCTGGTCGCCGGTCATGCCGAGTGCAGCCTCGATGCTGCCTCCGGTATCGATGTGCAGCTTCGCTGATTCGAATCGGTCAGGCATCGTCGCTCCATTCGTAGAGCGCCTTGCCGGCGGCATCGCAGGCGATGGCGGCGATGGTGAACAGTCCGGCGGTGCACATGGAGGTCACGCCGAGGAGCGAGGTGAGGCGCTTCATGGTTTCTCCGTGCGGTCTGTGTCACGAACGGATCGGTCCAGCGCGTCGTTGTAGAGGTTTTCGTATTCGACGACAAGGACGTCCATTGGTTGGAGGTACTGCTGGTAGATCGAAAAGCCCGCCACGAACCCAATGATGAGTGCAACGACGCCGGGGACGATGAGTGCGCCGGCCGCGACTCCTGCGTCCACACCGACGAGCGAAGAGATCACCGCGAGCAGCAGTCCGGCAGTGACGGCTGCGCTTCCCGCACGACGCGTTACGACCAACGACTTGTGATATCCGGCGATGGTGTCGCGGCGGCGGCGGACGCCTTCGAGTTTGTGGAACAGCTTGGTGGGATCGGTTTCCCTGACGACCGGTTGCCACTTGCGCCCGGAGGAAAACTCCAGCTTCTCAAGGTGGTATTTCGAATCCCAGTTCAACTTCATGACTGGTCCTCTCCGATGTAGCGGATGTAGACGAGTTTGTCGCGGGTGACCGCCTCGAACGATCCCTTCGGACCGAAGCCGCACCGGCCCTGGCGCACGTTCCCCACGAAGTGCGACGCATGCTTGTACGGGTCGTCTTCGGTGGACCTATATTCGATCCACTTGCCGGGGTTGGCTTTCGCGAAGTCGATCAGCTGGCGGCGTTGCTCGGGGATCTGTCGGCCCGCGAATGCACCACTGTCAGGAAGGTCGTCGACGATTCGGAACGCGGGTGTGGTGGTGCGGGCTTCGCGTGCTTCTTCACGATGGCGGCGACGGTCCTCGCGCTGGTCTGCCTCGTACAGGCTGCTGACGGTCATCGCTGTTCTCCGTTGTCGTGGGGGAATACGTCCTGGTCGGTCCCCGCGACCCAGCGGACGGGGACGCTGTACCTGTATGCCTCGCGGACTGTGAGGATCGAGTCGACGGTGGCGCGTGAGGCGGCCATGGCCTCGTCGCGGTCGCTGGCGGGGGTGTCGATGGCTTCGCGGGCGGTACGCATCACGAGGCGGGTGTCGCACGGAAACGGCGTTGCGCAATATGCGCATGTTCCGTCGCGGTCGGAGTGGAGCTGGTTGATTGCGCCGATCTGAGCGGCGAGGCGCCGGGTCTTCCGGACGGCCCGGTAGTGCGGATTGCTGGGCATCAGTGGGTTCCTCCGAAGGTGACGGTGAGAGCGATGAGGGCGGCGGTGGTGAGGCCGCCGACCGTGACGAGGAATGCGGCGGCGACGGTCAGGAATTGCTTCATGTCGTGGTCTCATGGGGCGGGTTGACGTCGCTCCAGATGGTTCCGTCAGCGGCGCGGATCGCACCGTCGCCGAGGATCGGTTCGCGGCCGGTCATGAGCTGGACGGTGACGGTCCAGTGGTCGGTGACACTACGGGACTTGTGGACGACCACTCCCCCGGCCGTGATGATGCCGGGGATGCGTTCGCCACCGACGGTGATGCCGTCACGGTCGATGACAATCGGGGCGTCGTAGGTGCTCAAGGGCTCGGTGTCGGTCACTGTGCCGTCTCCAGTTCTGCTGCGCGGTCGGCGGATCGCTGCCACGAGCGGGCGGTCACGGGGTCGATTTGGTCACCGTCGAGACAGACGCGGCTGCATGGTGCGCTGCGGCGATCACCGCAGCGGGAGCAGGTCCAGGTGCTCAAGGCCATCAGGCACCGCCCATGAGGTGGTCGTACCAGCGCTTCACCCAGCGGGCGTCACCGAGCGCGGTGTGCCGTTCCTCCGGTGTAGGTGGTTCGACACCGCACGCCCGTGAGAGGTCGTCCGAGCGCCACGGCGGGGCGATGAACTCGGCCACAGCCTTCCGCTGTTCGTGCGCTTCGGCTCTCGTTGCTCGCATGAGTTCCGCCTCGGCCTCGCGGGTGGAGCAACCGGAGAACGGTTCTCGGGCCTGACGGAGGAACTGCTCTGCTTCGAACCGAGCAAGGCGCGCTTCGTCGAGGGCTTCGGTGCCGGGGATGAGTGTCTGGTGCCCGGTCAGCCATCCGGCGGCAAGGGTCTCGATGTCGACGAGCTGGTAGTGCCAGGCCGGGCACATTTCATACCGGCGGAGCATCGGGGCGAGGGTTTCGGTGTCGAAGTTCGGGACCGCGCCGACGATGATCGCGCCACGAGTGGCACGCTCCACCTCGTAAGCGGCGTGGTACTCGTCCGTGAACTCGGTCGGGTCCCCTTCGCGTATGCCCGGGCCTCCCCTCCCCCACTCGAACGGCGAGAGCTGGGCTCCGTACCAGCGGTCGTAGAAACCACCGATCTGCAGGCCTTTGAGTTCGGCGTTGGAGAGATCAACGTCGCGGATCTGCAGGAGCCTCTCAGTTTCGGTGCCGTCGGGTTCGCGGCGGATCCAGGCAATTTCCCACGGCCGGCGGTCAGCATGCAGACCAGTGGTTTCGGTGTCGAGGAAGACGATCGGGCGGTCGGTCATGCGTTCTGGTCCTTCTGGGTGTTGGGCTCGCGGAGTGTTTTCCGTAGTTCGTCAGCGCAGACGCGGTAGGCGGTGGCGACGCTGTGGGAGCTGGACAATGCTTCGTTCTCCCACGAGTCGGCGAGCGCCTCGAGCTGCCTGACGTTCGCGCTGGCGGAAGCTGGAGACACTGGGGTGGTGTCGGTGACGAGGACGGCGTCGGTGCCGGCGAGGATGCGGTCGATGTCGTCTCGGGCGCGGCCGGTGAGGATGTACGACTCGCTCATGCCGCCTCGTTTTCCGGCTTGATCGCACCGCGGGGCGGCTGCGTCGGGTCGGGAAGGCGCCGCGACCAGGCTGCGTTCCATTCCTTCATCTCGACGTCGCGGTCCTCGCCGATCGTGATGGGCATGAGGACACCGAGGAAGCTCTCCCCCACGGTGATCGACAAGGCGCGGGTGGTGGTGCGGGCTTCGATGATGACGGGCTGCTGGTAGACGACTCCGGCGATGCGGAACGCGGCGAGCCGGTCGCCGTTGGCGGCGAACTGTTCGACCCAGCGAAGTTCGCCGGACCGGGACCGGGCGACCAGGTGCGGAACGTCGGGGAAAGCATCGTCGGTAGCGGTGCGCGGCTGCGTCATCGACTGGCCGTCGATACCGGGCAGGCCGGACACGTCGGTGAGGGTGAAGAAATTGTCGCCGACCTCGAGACGCAGGATGGCGGACGGCTCGTCACCTTTGTCCTTCGGGGCCTTGAAGATCTGAAGGATTTTGTCGACCTGCTCCGGGGTGAGATCGAGGATCGACTCGTCAGCGAGGGAGTCTTCGGTTTCCCACACGGAGACGACGGCGAGGCCGGCAGAGACGCGGTCGGTGGCGACGACGGTGATGTTCTCCGCGGTGATCTCGAGGCGGACGCGGCGGAACGTTTCGAAGTCCGCGTTCTTCTCGGCGTGAGGCCGAACCGCGGTGAGGGCGGCACGGAGGTCGTGGGTGCCGATCACGACGGTGGTCACTGGTCCTCCCACGCGGCGAGGAACGTGCGGTCGGTGGCGGGGCCGAACCATGCTTCATGGGGTCCCGCGTGGCCTGCTCGGAGTGAGCATCGGAACGGATCGCCGAGGACGGTGGGTCGGAGCTTGAGGCACGGTGGAAAGGTCGGTTCGGGATCGGAGTCCGTCTCGCCTACGCGATCCTCGGATGCGGAGGAGAGCCGGTCGAGAGCACCCGGTGCGAGATGAGCATCGTGCGGGCTCGGGTCGCCGCAGTCGTCGGCGCACGGGGTGGTGAGGCTGTCCGCCTCCAGCTTCGCGAGAACGGCACGGGCCTGTCGGCGTGCTGTCTCTCGCATTCCCGTCGGCGCTTCCTCATAGTCGACCCAAGCGCCGCCGATGGGTGCCGCTGCATTGTGGAGGAACTCTGCCCATGTCTCGATCGGATCGAGGTCCTTGGCCCATACGGCGATCTCGGTGCACAGATCGTCGGACAGCCTGTCGTCATTCATCGCGACCGCGAGGAGCGCCCGAAGAACCTTCGGTGTGATTTCGATGTCGGTCATTGGTTCTCCCAGGTGCTGGTGGGTGCGGTGTAGGTGGCCGGCGCGTCGTGGCAGCCGGTGAGCAGGAGCGCGAGGGTGTAGAGCGCGGCGAGGGCGGCGCAAACCCGCAGGCGGGTCACGAGGTGCCGTCCAGGGCGCGGCGGATGGCGGTGGCCCAACACGCAGGGCACTCCGGGGAACCCTGTCCTGCCGGATGGTCGTGTTCGTATTCGGTGCCGTCGTCGGATGCGTAGGTCAATTCGCGCACGCGGTCGAGGGCAGCGACGCATTGATCGACGATCTGCTGGTTGGCCTTCGTGTAATCCTCGGCCCGATCGAGTGCGTCGAGGAGTGCCGGGACATCAGACTGACTCGCCGCGACCTGCCGGTGCGAATGACGCGAGGGAGTGAGTCGGAGAAACTCACATCGAGCGATGTCGCTCCGAGCTACCTGAGCGCGTTCGGCGCGCGCCCGCATCTCGGCGCGGCCTTCCGGTGTCGTCGGATCGCTCATGCCTGGTCCTCCGCTCGATCAGCGAACCCGTGGGCAGGCGCGAGCCATACCATTGCTTCGTGGGTTATCCGATGGCATGGGTCGTTCATGACTGTGCCTCCGCTCGGTGCGCGGCGGCGAGACACCGAGCAGCCAGGTCCCGCAACTGGAACGGGTGGACGCCGGCGTTGACGCCGAAGTACTCGGGGACCTCGAGTTGAGTGCAGCCGTCCGAGTACACGGCCAGGCGAATGTGCTCGTTGGAGAAGTCGGGGTTACCCCACTCGTCCTTCTCCGGCTCAGGCAGTTCGACGACGCCGAAGCGGGCGAGGATGGCGTCGGCAGCGGCGTAGTCGATCCCACCTGGTCGGCCTCCGTTGCACTGCGCCTTGCAGATTTCGAGCGCGAGTTCGTCTCGGATGCTCATCGGTTGGTCCTGTCTGTGTCGGTGGGGAACATTTCGAGTTGGCCTTCGATCGGGTGGTGGGCGGGTGCGTCTTTGGAGAGCCAGCCGTGGATCGCGATGCGGCGTTCCGGTGGTTGTTCGTTCCACCAGATGTCCGCAAGGTCGGCCGCGTTCATCGGCGTCGCCCTCGTCTACGAGGCAGGTCGAGCTGGACGTGCGCGGGTTTCGGGTTCGGTGGCCGGCGGGCGTGGCAGGTTTCGCGGTGCAGGACGTAGAGGCGTTCGCCGTTGGCGATGGCGTGGTGCAGGGACTCGCCCGTGAGGATGTCGGCCCAGATGCGGCCGGTCTCGTCGCGGGTTTCGCGTTTGCGCACTGACCCGAGTCCGGTGTCGGGGTACAGGTCGAGTGGGATCATGCGGCCGCTCGCGGACGAGCGGGCCCAGGTGATCTCGGTGTGGCAGTCCCTGCACGTCGCGGTCATCCGGCGAGTACCTCCGGTGGGTCGATGTGGGGTTGGGGGGTGAGACCGATGTCGTCGCGGAGCCGGGCTGTGGTGTAGAGGGTCCAGCCGGTGTGGGCGGCGATCTGCCGGTCGCTCAAGCCGCGTTCGTGGAGGACGTGGATGAGGACGCGGCGGTCGTACGGGGACAGGGCTTCTCCGGCTAGTTGGCCTTCGAGTGCCTTGTCGAACTGGAAGGGGTTGTCCAGCTGGCGGCGGAGCAGGAGGCTCATCGAGTCACCGCCGCCTGTAGGTACGCATCTGCTGCTGCCGCCGGTCCCGGTACTCCTGGTCTGCGTCTGCCGCGGGGGTGATGAACTGATCGGAGCGGGTAGCGGCACGCGGACGGAACACGTCGTATGCGAGCTGCATCTGGCGCCGGCCAAACGCCTCGGCGGTTTCGACGACTAGGCGGGCGCCTTCGTAGTCGTCGTTCTCGGCGAGTTCGATGGCGTGCCGGTCGAGTCGGCGGGTGACTTCTTCGAAGTCGGGCTCGATAACGATGCCGGCGAGGATGTCGAGGAGGGTGTGGAGTTTGTCGACGGCGTCGTGGACGTCGCTGCATTTGCCCTGGGAGGCGGCGGCTTCGATGGCGTCGAGTTGCTCGTGGCCGCTGAGGGCGAGCAGGTCGCGGTGGCCGCGGAGCGTGTCGGTGATGTTGGGTTCGGGCTGTTCGGTCATCGTGGTCGGTCCTTTCGAAGATGGTGAGTCCGGTGGCGACGCGGTGCGCACATCTGGTGCGCCGGATCAGGACTCCGTGTCACACGCCGCCACCGGAGTCGGGGTGGCGCCGAACCCACTCGAGGGGGTGGGGTGGGTTCGGCGCCCGGGGGATCCGCGGCTCGCCTTATTCCCCGTCGGCGGCGCGGACAGCTTCGGGAGGATCGGGGTCGGGGATCTCGTCGATGGCCAGGATTCGGGCGACGTTGACGTGGGAGATCACGTTGTTGCGTCGGACGCGGAGGAATCCATCGCGTTGTCTGAGGTAGCCGGAGAACATCTCAGACATCTCGATCTGAACGGGTTCGGTGCGCAGTGCCCCACCGGTGCCGGCCTCGTACGTGAGGTTCGCGTTTTTCCAGCTCATGGCAGTCCCACCACCAGGATGAGGATCAGCGATGGCCCGAAGGCGTAGACGGCACCGTGAATTGCGTTGCTGTGTCCGGCGGCGGGGGTCGCGGAGCCGTTCTGGGACGGCTCCGCGACCTGCCTTTCTCCTACGCTGTGATCGCCACAATCCTCAGCAGAAGGAGAAGCATCATGAACGAACCGCTCATGCCCACGATTCTCGACGTCGAGCACGTTCTCGTCCCGGCCCAGCGAGAGACGTACGTCGGTCGGGACAGGTACATCGTCGTCGCGATCGGAGTGTTCAACAGTATCGTGACTGCTCACGTGATCAAGGCGGTTGGCGGCCGGATCAGTGGTCCCCTCGACGGGATGATGATGCGGCTGTTCGACGACAGCGGGATCGAGTACCCCGTCTCCAGTGGAGGAAGTGGCGGATACATCGACGGTCGTCCGTCGGACGTCAGCCAGATCTTCGTTCGCCCCGCTGGCACCAGCCCGAAACGCCTCGACCTGTTCGCGGAAACGCGGAGCGAGGGGACCCGGCTGCAGCCCCTGGCCACCGTTGAGGTACCCGAGGGACGGTGAGTGCTGGGTCCACTGGTTGCCGAACAGGTCACTGATTCGGAGCTCTCCGAGAGTCGGCCACTGGTTCAGCCGCACCTCGAACCAGTGGCCGGCGAGCACCAGGCTCGTCTCCGACGTTCTCGGCTGCTGCTGAAACTCACTGTCCTTGAGAAGGTCCGCGAACGTGACTTCGGCCGGACGGGCATCGTCGGAAGATTCCACAGTCAACTCCGTTCTTCTGCATGGGCGGCGTCGAGCTGGTCGGCGGTGTCGCGGAGCATCTGCGCCTGGATGTTCAGGGCGAGGGCCGGGCGGTGCGCGAGCTGGACGTGCGCGGCGAGTGCTCGGTCCGGGTTGTCAGGGTTGATGGCGAGGGTGACGACGGCGGACGCCCAGCTCAGCAGGTCGTTGACTTTCGATTCGCCGACGGTGCGGATCTGAGGTGCCATGGTTTTCACGCTCCGTACTGCAGGAAGCTGACGGCGCGGAGGCCTGCGTAGCCGATGCCACCGACGGCGAGGAGGTAGAGGACGCCGCGGATTTCGAGGGCGAGTGCGGGTTCGGTCGAGCGGGGCTCGGTGTCGCGGACGGTGACGACAGGCGCGTCGATGGTGGTCGGTGCGGAGGAGACGTTGACCGGGAGGCTCGCGTAGTGGGCGTCGAGTTCGTCGAAGATCGGGGTGTAGCTGGGTTCGGGGTTGACGGTGAAGAGTTCGGGGGCGGTAGCCTGAGTGTTCGACATCGGGTTTCCTTGTCTATTCGGTGTCGGTGGCCGTCAGCTGGTGGATCAGCTGACGGCCCTTCTCTATTCGGAGTGCGCCTTTTCCTCGTGCATTGCAATGAACCGGTGCAGCTCTGCTCGAGATACCTTGCGACCCCGACCGATTCGCACGAATGCAAGTTCTCCGGAGTTCCAGAGGTCATGGACGGTCGTTTTGCTAATCCCAAGGAGTTCAGCGGCTTCGCTACCACTCAAGAGAAGCTTTTCGGCTCCACTCATGCCGTCAGCCCCATATCACTGCCTCCGTCCGCCTTGCTGGCAATACTGGCGGCGAGCGCCTTCGAGACGACACCGAGCCATTTGATCGAGGGGTTGCATTGGCCGGTCTCGACCCGAGACAGATAGGTCGGGCTGACATCCGCCAGCTCTGCCACTTGGTCCAGGGTCAGACCGGCAATTTCGCGGAGTCGCCGTAACGCTTGTCCGGTGGAGGCTGCCGTGGTCATAGGCAAGACACTAACCATTCTTGCCCAAAAATGGCAAGCAATTGGAGTTATCTTGCGCAGGAGGGTGGATAACCAATGGGCAAGGGTGATACATTTTCGGGCATGAATCGCGACCAAAGCAGGCAAGAATCTGTTTCTCATCTACCCATGGATGAGGCCGCCCGCGCTCAGTGGGCGAGCAAGATTCGCCCCGCTCGCATGGCAAAACACCTCACGCAAGAAGAGCTCGCCGAGCTCTCCGGAGTTGCCCGCCGCACCATCGGCAACATTGAGTCCGGCCGCATGATTCCCCAGGCGGCGAACCTGCGAAAGCTGATGATCGCCCTCGACCTCGGTCCAGAACCCGAAGAGTCGTACCCCGAGTTTGTCCGCGAGTGGATCGCTGTCATTGCACCGCTGATTCAGGCCATTCCTCAGCCACCGCGCAACGCAGTGATGACCGAAGTAGTAATGCTCCTTGGCAACGCAGCCGGAGGGGTGGGCAAGGTTCATGCCTTGAAGCCGAGGATGCAGGCTCCCACTCTCGATGATCTCGAAGGAGAAGAGTATGTCGCGTACACGAAGCGTGATGACGAGCGAGGCGATGACGACGCGACCGACCACGACTACATCCCGTAGGAGGTCGGAATTGGAGCGGCTACACCAGGCTGTGGCCGCTGCTGGGTTGATCGTTGTAGAGGGCGACATCCCCAGCAGCGAGCCTGCGCGCTACTACCCCTCGCACCGCTGCATCGTGCTTCGCGCCGGCATGCGCCGCGACGAGACCGTGTCAGTGCTCGCACACGAGCTCGGCCACCACCATTATGGGCACCGCTGCGCGCCCGACGATCTCTCCCAGGTGCGTCAGGAAAGACAGGCCGATGAGTACGCCGCGGAGCTACTCATCTCGGCTGCCGAGTACAAGGCGGCCGAGAGCCTCTACGGCCCGCATGACGGTGCGATCGCACACCATCTCGGCGTGACCACACGGATCGTCCAGGCATGGCGGGACGCATGGAGCAGGAGGAACTGACGGTGACGCAACAGATGCCGGATCCAAACAAGGAGTGGCCCAAGCTCAACGGCGACCAGGTCTATACGGCTTGCCGCCTACGTCTTGAACCCGACTCTCGCGATATATGGGATACCGAGGTCGAGGCGCCCGACCCCGACGGCCCCGAATGGGGAGCTTGAACGAAGGACGAGGACGTGGCACGAAGACAACAGCTACCGCCGCAAATCAAGAAGATTGAACTTGCGACGAAGGAGCGCGGCAAGCTCGCGATCCGGTATCAAGTGACGACCGACGCCGGGGTCGATCCGGAAACTGGCCGGCGGCGACAAACTCGAAAACGGTTCCGCACAGAGAAGGAGGCGAGGGACTATCTGTCGTCAACGACCGCCGATGTAGCTCGCGGTCTGCACGTGTCACCGTCGAAACTCACGGTCGGCCACGCGGTTCAGGACTGGTTGCAGACCCAACGCGTGAAGCCATCGACGCTCGCGGCATATACCGCGGCGCTGCGCCCCGTCGTCGAGCGGTTCGGTGATACCCCAATTCAGAAAGTCACTAAGGCGGACATCGAAGGACTCGTCCATGACCTACGCGTCGGGGCCGACGGTGCGAAGACGTGGAAAGCAACGAGCATCAATCCGATGCTTGCCCGACTCCGGGCTGTCATGGCTGATTTGCAGGCACAGGGCACGTTGGCTCGGAATCCTGCCGCCCTTGTGAAGCCCCTGGGGAAGGAACGGATCGAGTACAAGATCCTGACCGACGCCCAGGTGTCCGCGCTGAACACAGCGATTAAGCAGGACCGGATGGAGCACGTGTGGCGGCTCGCCTTGCTCGGGTTGCGTCGCGGCGAACTCGCCGGCCTTAAGTGGGACTCGGTCGACCTCGAGGAGAAGATGCTGACAATCTCCCGCAATCGCATCTCGGTCGGTGGCCGTGTCATCGAGGGCACTCCGAAGACGGGAACCTCGGCGCGAGTGCTCCCCCTCCCTGATGACGTCGTCGCGTTGTTGCGCCGTGCACGGACACGACGGAAGGAGGAGCAGCTGGCTGCCGGCGAGTCGTGGGTGGGTGACGGTGAATACCTCGCGTCAGACCGATGGGGCCGGCCGTTGCATCCTGGCAACCTCTCGCAATCGTGGCGCGCCATGCTCGCCCGCCATGGAATTCCGCATGTTCGATTGCATGATGCTCGTCACACTTGCGCGAGCCGTTTGCTTGCGGAAGGTGTCGACGCCGCGACCGTCGCGGCATGGCTGGGACATGCCAGCGCGGCAGTGACACTGGCGATCTATGCGCATACGACGCCGGACCGCCTCAAGAGCGCAGCAGCAGTACTCGACGCGAGTTCTTCATGA